ATGAGCCAGGCAGAGGATCGCGTGCATCGCATCGGCCAGCGCGACGCCGTGACGGCGTGGTACCTGCTGGCCGCCGGCACGATTGACGAGGACATCGAGGCGCTACTGGAGGCGAAACGTGCCGTGGTGGACGCCGCCACCGACGGCACAGAGGCGGCTACCGGCGAGAGCATCCTGAACGACCTAATAGCCAGATTGGAGGCGAAGAATCGTGAGTGAAGACGCGTATGGTATGCCGATCCCGGTGTGGGACCACCTGCACCGGACGCGCCGGATGGCGATGGTGACCGCCACGCTGGGGCAGTCGCGCGACGGCAACGCCACGCTGTGGCGCGTCAAGGTTCACCCATTCTGCCGTGACGAGGTCACGACCACCATCGTGACCTACACCAGCACCGGCATGGTGTTCACGCTGGCCGACTGGCAGGGACCGCAGCCAGACGAGGCAGCTGACGTGCCGGAGTTCGCATGGGTTGACGACCGGGGGCGGCCGGCGATCATCATCGACGGCTGGCCCGTCACCATTCGCTGAGGGGAGAGGCACGTGATGACGTTGGTGGACCTGCTCCCGGACGAACGAGTGGCACGACTGGACGCGGATAGCCAGGCGCGGCGCCAGGACAACCCGCTCCTGAGTGACGAGCACATGCGACTGGAGCGCCGCCTCGGCGACCTGGCCATCGGCCTGCACCCTGACGAGTTGCGGTGCCTGGTCGAGGCGGCCACGGCGATGCTGGTGCAGCGTGGGGCACACGTACCAAGCGAGGATCGGTACGTGGTCCCCGACGGCGGGCCTGACGACCACGCCGGCCAGGCGGCCAAGGCCCGGATCATGGCAAGGCGGCGATGACGGGCCACGTTGCCCGCACCTGCCTATTGCACGCGCGCAACATTGTGGTATGATGGGTGTAGCACGAACGTCAGGGAGGTGATGGTGATGCCGCAGACCACGGAGAACACCCCGTCGGGGGATTGGTTGTTGGCGTGGCGCCGGTGGGCCAGTGAGCACGACGCCCGCGCCATGGACGAACTGCGGCGGCTCACGGCCGCCTGCCAGTACCCGTACTCGTGGCCGTCGTCCTGGTACGGGGTGGATGGGGGGCAGAGCGAGTACCTGCTGCGCCAGGCGGCCGCGCAGCAGTGCCCGTTCTGATCGCGCTAACTAGGACCATCAGGAGGTAACGTGGGCAACCGAACGTGTGTAGGTGATGCGTGTGCCGATCCCGAGGTGGAAGCCGTGCCTGCTCGCCAGTGTGCCAGGTGTGGCATCGGCGAACTCGGTGAGGTCGCGGACGGTGAGGACTACTGCTCCCAGGACTGCGCCTGGGACGCCGGCTACGATGCGGGATACGCCGACGGTGTCAAGGCAGCGAGAGGAGGCGAGCATGAGTAGGGTGCTGAACGTTGGCGGCGCGGTCCGGGCGATGTGCCGTTTCGGCAACGCCAAGGCGCCGATGCCAGAGTTGACCACCATGCAGTTCTCCCAGCGCGCCGGCGCACTGACGGTTCGCGCCACGGACCTGGCCCTGCGCGCCTGGGCCAGCGTGCCCAACGAGGGGTGCGCCGACTTCGACGCCTTCGTCGAGTTGGAGGAGTGCCGGTACCTCTCAGCCCGCGCCGCGACGGTCCGCCACGTGCCGGGTGCCGTGGGCGCCGACGCTCCGGGGTACTTGGAGTTCGGTTGGGGAGACGATGGCGGCGAGATCCGGCAACGTCTGCCGTGCTGGTCCGGTACCGGCGGGTCGGCGAAGCTCACCTGCGTCCCGGACACTACAGGGAGCGTCGCCCAGCCGTACACGCGCGAGTGGTTTGGCCACCTGCGGGCCGTCGCGCGCATCTCTCATGGTGCGTCCAGCCGCTATGAGTCCCGTCCGCTCCTGGAGTCGGTGTACCAGAATGAGGAGATGTTGGCGGCCACCGACGGGTACCGACTGGTGACCACGAGCGCTGCCAGCGGCATGCCGCTGCTGATCCCGTGGCAGTTGGTGCGCGCCGCGTCCCGGCACCTCGGCAACGGCGACGGTGTCCTCACCGCGACGCCGTCGCACGTCATCCTTAGCAGCCCCGACGGCTCGCTCGGTGTGGCGGTCGAGACTGTCTATGGGCAGTTCCCACCGGTCGCGCGGATCATGCGCCAGCAGTACACGTCAGAGTGGCAGGGCCCCACGGCAACCCTACGGGACGTGATGGCCACGATCGTGCACTCAGTTGCCCGTGGACAGTATGCGCGGTGCACGGTGCACATGGGCAGCAGCGGGGTACTCGACATATCGGATGCTGGCAGGCAGATCACGGCGATGGTCTGGGGCTCCACGGAGATAGAATCCGGCATCGCCGCGTCCGACTTCGACGTGGACGCGCGGTACGTCCTGGACGCGCTACTGCTGGCGGGGAACGAGGCGGCCGTGACCTGGCGGTGCGGCGGCGCGGCCTCCGCCTCGACGATCATCACGAGTCAGTACAGCAGCGTGATCATGCCATTGTACAGGGAGGAGTGAAATGCCCAGGGGGAAGGTGGCGGAACTGGTGGCTGAGGCCGAGCGTCGTGGCTGGGTCATCGCGATGTTGGAGCATGACCGCGCGGCCACCGTCGAGCATCGCCTGAGCGACGTGCACGTGGGGCGTCTGCTGATCACGCGCACGCGCGGGGTGTGCTTGGAGGTGCACGGCAACCTCGGCATGGCGTGGCAGAACATGGACGAGGTGCCGACGGTGGCCGCCGCGGCCACCGCGATGGCCGGAGCGGTGCTGTGAACGCTACCATGCCGCTCGACGTCATGTCCAGCATGGTCGCGTTCCTGCGCGGGGCCGACGACCCCGACGGTAGCGCCGCGGTGGAGGTGATGAACATCACGTTCGCGGCGATAGAGGTGGCCGAGGAGGAGATAGCCGCGGCGAAGGTCGCCTACCCCGACCACGCCGACGCCATCGACAACGTGTTCGCCGTGGCGTATTCGCCGGCCATACCGGTACGAGCGCCGATAGGGCTGCACCGGACACACGTGCGGCAGTTGTGCCGCGCGGTTGCCCAGGGCAGCGACCTGGACGTGCCGACCCTCGTCGAGTGGGCCTGCATCGTCGGCATGGGCAGCATTGAGTTGGCCGTGGCGCCCAGCACCAACATGTGCGTCCCGTTCATGCGGGATGCAGAGACGATGGCCGCGTTCGGCCAGGAGGCGCAGCCGTACCCCGATCACCTGGGTGCTGAGTTGGTGGAGGGCATGAAGGCAGCCTACCGCCACGCCTACGCCGCTCAGCACTGGACCCACAAGCCACGGGCTGAGGCGTATCGGCAGTGCCGTCGCGAGAGAGAAGCGCAGATAGCGCGACAGTCGCAGCCATCGCTGCTGTAGGGAGGAACGAAGTGCAGACGACGAACATCCGCGGGCTGCCCGTGCCTCTGGCGCGGGCCATCGCCCACAACGACTACGACCACTTGCCGGGCGCCTACTCGGTGACGAGCCTGGTTAGCCCGCCACGCATACGCATTCTGCGGGAGCGGCACGGTGACGAGATCGTAGAGGATGTGGCAGATCGCATCTGGCTGTTCCTCGGAACGGCCGTGCACCACGTGACGAACGAGTGGGGAGTGGTCGGGAACGCCCTGCAGGAAGAGCGCCTGTGCATGCTGCTCGACGGCGCGATGATCGCCGGCAAACCTGACCTGTACCAGGAGGACGGCACGGTGACCGACTTCAAGGTCACCAGCATGTGGTCGGTGGCGGGGGGGGAGGTCAAACCCGACTGGGTGGCGCAACTCAACTGCTACGCCGCGATCCTGCGTTGGACCGGGTTCCCTGTCCACAACCTACAGGTAGTCGCCATCCTCCGTGACTACTCGGCAAACCGAGCGCTCGGCAACAGCGACCTTCCCGACAAGGCGGTGATAGCGCTGCCGGTGCCGCTGTGGTCGCACGTGGACGCTGAGGAGTACCTGCTGGCCCGCCTACGACTGCACCGGGGTTCTGAGGCACTGAAGGACGAGTACCTGCCAGAGTGCACGGCAGAGGAGCGGTACCAGGACCCCTCGTGGTGGGCGGTCATGAAGTCTGGCCGCAAGTCGGCCTTGAAGCGGTTCCCCGCCCACCAGCGGCTAGAGGCCGAGGCGATGGCGGAATCCGTCGTTGGCGGCTACGTTGAGGAGCGACCCAGCGAACCGAAGCGGTGCCTCTCGTACTGTGACGTCGCGCCGTGGTGCTCCTGGTTCCGCCAGTGGCAGGCGAACGCCGCGGCCGCGCCTGAGGAGTGATGAGGTGCCCGAGCCAACGCGCCTGAGCGACCTGATACCGCGCCGGCCGGCCGGGGGCGAGGAGGTGCCCCCGGTTGGACCGGCGTGGGTTGAGCGCGAGTGCCAGGCGTGTCACGGCGCCGGCGTGGTGCTGGTGGACGATGGCAGCGCGTCGCGCATCTATGGCGGCGGGCGGTTGGTGCCATGCCCACGGTGCGACGCGGGGCGTCAGGCCAGGGAGCGGCACCTGCGCTCCCTGGACGGCATGAACGACGAGCAACGCCTCATGTCGTTCGCGAACTTCGAGCCGGAGGAGAACGCTGCCGCCCTGCACGCCGTGCGGTGGGCCACGCAACTGAGGCACGGCGTGATCGTGCTGACCGGCACGTACGGTGTTGGCAAGACGCATCTGCTGAGCGCAGCGGTGAACGCCAGCCGCGATGACGCCCAGGGCACCGGCCTCGCGGTGTACGTGACCATGCCGGAGCTGATGAACCGGATCAGGAAGGGCATCGACCACCACGAGGACGTGGTGGCGCGGTACGTGTCGTTGCCGGTGCTGGCCCTGGACGAGTTCGGGCGCCAGCACATGACCGACTGGGGCAGAGAGCAGATGTTTCGGATCGTGGATGGCCGCTACCTGGCGGCGCGGTCGAAACTGACGCTGGTGGCGAGCAACGACGAACCGGCTGAGTGGCCCGGCTACGTGCGGTCCCGGTTTACGGACCGCCGCTGCCAGGTGCTACGGATGGGCGGGGCGGACAACCGACCAAGGATGGAGTGGGGCAAGTGAGTAGAGGAGTGAGACGTGACTGACGAGATGTCCAAGGACCTGCACGACCAGCTCAACGACCTGTTGGGCAACGTGGCGCCATCGCAGTCGGGAGATGAGGCAGAGATACGCGCGTGGGCGGACAACATCGCAGCCCTGCTGGTGTTGGTCGCACAGTCTAGCACGACGGCCCCGGAGCATTCGCAGTGGGCGGTCGCCAAGGCGCAGGACAATCCCCTGCTGTTCGTCAACGTGGCGAACATGGTCATGGAGGACGTGATGCGGGAGATGGAGGCGGTAGGAGCCAGCTACGCGACGGATAGCGCCGATGCTGGCATTGAAGCGCTCATCAAGTTCTCCCACCGCGCCACCCTCGTGGTGCTCATGCTCAGCCTCGCGTTGACTCGTATGGGGTTGCTGGACGGCCTGACCGACCTGTTCACGGCGATGCAGGTGCCTGGGGGGACGCAATGGAAGTGATGATGGAGGATGGGGGGACGCACCGGAGAGAGGGCGTGACGCGCGGGGGCGTCCGATGAGTCCGCTCAACGCCCTGTTGGCTGGCTCGTTCCCGCGCGGCAACGACCGCGGCGGTTGGGTGCCGCGCGGTGACTACGGTGGCGGGGCGCCGCGCCGCCTGCCATGCGGGTGTCGTGCGGGCAAACGGTGCACGCAGGCGCAGGCCATGTGGCTGGCGATGAACGCAGCGGCGCGCACTGCCACACGTACTGGCCGCTACAACCAGTACACGTACCTGAGGCAGGAGTTCATACGGCACTACACCGGCCAGGCGGTGACGCCCGGCGCGATACTCGCAACGACATGGAGATGATGTGGAGGAACACGATGCTGAGTGAGGAGCAGTTGACCGGCATCGAGACGCGGTGCGAGGCCGCGACTCCGCTCTACCAATACGCGTCGCACGTCGATGAGGACGGCGACCACTACAGCCGCGTGTTCGACCTCGAAACGCCCGGTCGGATTCTGCTTGTGACCTATGGCGGCAACCACCGTGCTAACGCCGATCTGGCAGCCGCCGCCCGTGACGACGTGCCCGCGCTGCTGGCCGAGGTGCGACGGCTGGCGGCGGTGGCGAGGGCGGTCATCGCAGAGCGCGAGGAGGAGCGGCGGTTTTTAGCGCATCGCTATGGGGTCATGGGGATAACACCGCCAGAGCGCCCGCAACGCCACGACCCTGGCTGTTCCAGCGACCTGGCGCGGTGGATCGAGGCCAGTTACGTCCTTGACGACGCCCTCGCCGCTGCCGGCTACGAGGTGAACGATGCCTAGACTGGCGCAGGGATGCGAGGAGTGCCCGCATGTTAGCCGTCCGGTGACGATGATCCCACTCTACATCTGCAACCACCCAGGATGCCACGATGACGGCATCGTCCTGCCTGGTGGCATGCCGGACAGTTGCCCGTTGCCGGAGGTGGTCGCAACCGCCCAGAACCCCTGGGTACCATGCGGGCAGGCGCTTCCCACGCCGGTCGTAGAGGTGCTGTTGTACCGCTGCATCGGATATGCCGAGGCCCCGTACGTGACGAGTGGGTGGTTCTTCGGCGGCCACTGGGAGACGGACGCGGGGCATAGGGAGCGACTCTACTTCGACTACTGGATGTTGTTGCCGCCCGTACCTAGAGCGAGGTATGCACATGAGCAGTGAAGAGTTGGCCACGGTCCTGGCCGCCCACGCGGCGTGGCTGCGTGACGATCCTGCCGGAACTCGTGCTGACCTGAGTCACGCGGACCTGTACGGTTCTGATCTGGTAGGCGCCATCCTGCGCGGGGCCGACCTGAGTCACGCCGACATGCACCGCGCCGAACTGAGTCATGCCGATCTGAGCCGTGCCGACATGAGGAGCATCGACCTGGAGAGGGCCCACCTGTACATGGCCAAACTGGTCGGCGCCCACTTATGCGACGCTTGCTTGTGCGACGCCGACCTACACAGTGCCGACCTGAGCGGCGCCGACCTGCGCGACACCTGCCTGATGCGCGCCGAGCTGGGCAAAGCCAACCTGAGCGGCGCCGACCTGCGCGGCGCCGACCTGCCCGATGCCAACCTGGACGGAGTCAAACTACTTGAGGCCCATGGCATCATCACCCTGGGGCCGATCGGCTCGCGCGGTGCTATGCTCTACGTCGTGGCGCATGAGCACTGCCGCATGTACCAGACCGGGTGCTTCTGGGGTGACGAGGTCGCGTTCCTGGCCCGTGTGCAGAACATCCACGGGGGCGACGAGCACGGGCGGGCGTACCGTGCGGCGGTCGAACTCGCACGGTTGCTGCTGCCAGTAGAGGTGGCGAAGGAGGAAGGGGAGTGAGCGAGTGGGGTTACGGACATGATGGCGTGTCCGTGTGTATCACGTATCACGGGAAGTTCGTCCCCATCGAGACGGCGGCAAAGCGGTGGCGCAAGGCCGGCATCACTGCCAGTGCCATTGGTTCGCCCGATTCGATGGGGGAATACATGGATGCCAGGCAGGCTCTCGTGGCCTCCCTCGACGGGCAGGAGGCGCAGCATGGCGAGTAACCAGACACCGACGGTTCAGAACATCGTGGTCGCCTGGCTCCGCGAACATGAGTACGACGGACTGTACTGCGCCATCCCACACTCCTCCTGCGCTTGCCAACTGGAGAACATCATGCCGTGCAGTTGCTACATGGTCGTTTGCCGCCCCGGCTACTACCAGCCCTGCCCGCCTGAGTGCGGAGAACACGACTGGCACATCGGGCCGGAGAAGCCGGCAGGGGAGGCAGCGGCACGACCCCACAAGTGCCGCGACGCTGGAACAGCCGTGGAAACCGCCGTCCACGCCAACGGCCTAGACACGCTACGTACGGCGCTGGCTCGTACGCGTGATGACCCGGTGGAAGCCAGCGCGGCGTACCAGGCACTGGTGCGGGGACTGGAGACATTCGCACGTCACATCATTGACCAGTGGAAGGCTAACTACGTCGCCGAGGCGCAGGCCGCCCTCGTCGGACAGGAGGCAGCGCATGGCGAGTGACGCGGGCTTCACCAACATCCTGGCCGTCTATGGTCAGGAGTACTGGCATAGAGACGTGATGGTCATTGGCGACCGGGGCGGTCTGACGGTGCTCCGCGACGTCATCGACAGAGCGCTCGCCAAGGGCGCCGCTGAGGCCGACGTGCTCGTGCAGGACGGCGAGGGTTACACGGTCTACGTGGCCAGGGGCGACAGTTACGCTGAGTTGGCCGATTTGAGGGTGCCGTACAAGCACCCCGTGGCCCGGAGTGAGCACGGGGCGTCGGCCTGGTACTATGTGCTAGGCAAACTGGAGGCAGGACGTGGCGACTGAGACCGGCGCGATCATGGCCTACCTCATGGGGATGCACCAAGCTCCAGCGTGGGCCGGGTACCGGGAGTTGGCGACAACCACGGGCGCACGGGAACTGCGAACTATCGACTACTACGCGATGTCATGCTGGCCGTCGACGGGCCAAACCGCCATCTCCTACGAGGTCAAGGTGTCGCGAGCCGACTTCATGCGCGAACTAGAGGACCCGGCCAAACGGGCGCCCGCTGAGGACGTGTCCACCGAGTGCTGGTTTGTCATGCCCCCTGGCCTCGTTCGGCCAGATGAAGTGCCGGCCAGGTGGGGCCTCATGACGTACGCCGACGGCAAGGTCCGCCGCGTCAAGATGGCTGAGCAGCGCCGGCTCACAGCGCTGCCGTTCTGGTTCGTCGCCAGCCTGGCCCGGCGCAGCCAGGACCCGCCACTGCCACCACCCGCCCCGTTATGGCGGTACGCCGGCCGGGAGTTGACGCGGGAGCAGGTCATCGCTATGGGTGAGGGCGAACGAGCCGAGACCGTGACGCGGGAGGTTGACCGCCTCGTGCGGCAGGCGCTGGCCGATCAGCAGCAGCGGCAGACTGATGCCGAGGCCATGGCCGCAGCAGTCCGGGCGCAGTGCGGGTGGACCGTTACCACCCCTGAGGCGTTCCGGCACTGGTGCGAACCCCTCATGCGCGGCCGCCAGGTGACCAGCCGCATGGTCGCCTTGTCGGAGCATCTAGCCGACCTGGCGGCGCTCATAGACCAGTGCCTGGCTGAGGGCGACGTGACTGGCGAGGTGAAACATGGCGAGTGATGTGTGCCCTTGTTGCTCCGGCAGCGACTTCGTCCAGCGGCGGATCACGAGGCCGCTGGCAGTGGACCTGCGCGTGATGTGCCCGCGTTGCCAGGGTTCCAGCCGCGTCCGCAGAGGCCGGACCTTTGGCCGTGGCCCGCTGGTTGGCTTGACAGACTGGCAACCCGACGTGCCGTTCCGGGAGTCGGAGATGCAGCAGTGAGTGATATCCACATAGGCGACCGCGTCCGCGTCACCGACTTTGACGGGACGGAGTACAGGACCGGCATAGTGCACTGCATCATACCGATAGCCGACGCCTGCATGGTGATGACTGACGACGGGAAACTGTGGCGCTGCTGGCTGCCGAGGAAGGGCGAACGGATCGAGGGAAAGGAGCCGACGCCGTGACGTGGCTGCGGCGCTTGCTCTGCCTTGCCGGCTTGCATCGGTGGTCGGGCTGGTGGCTCTACGGCTACTGGGACTACCGCGACTGGCAGCAGGCAGCGGTCTACAGGCGGTGCTACGACTGCGGGCAGTGGGAGTGGCGGGGATGACCGCACGCGAAGGACCGCGCCGGCCTCAGGAGCGGCTTGACGATGACGACGGCCCGTACGCGGCAGGCTACGATGACGGTTGGTGCGCCTGCGAGGACCAGTGGTGGCCGGTGATCCAGGCCGTACTAGACCTGCAAGAGGCTTTTACCGGTGATCGCGATGCCGACGCGAACGCCATCGCGGAGAGGATGGGGGGACGGTGACAGACAGGATGGTGATCATCAGCAGTTGTTGGTCGTGTCGTCATTTCGCGGCCTGGCGCGAGGCCAGGCCCGGAGAACCTGGAGCAGATGGCCGCTGCGCCCTGGCCAACCGCACCATGCGTCAGGATCGCGACTCGGAGGCGGCGCGCGTGACACCTGAGTGGTGCCCACTGCCACGGGTGCATGGCGATCGTGACGAACAGTCCGCAGGATGGACACGAACCCCAGAACCCAGGAGGTATGGATGAACAGGACTAGCGTGATCGTCTGTCTCTGCGTCGTGCTGCTGGCGTTGTCGCCCATGGCCGCTGCGGCGCAACCGCACCACACTGAGACGTACATCCCCATCGTCCTGGCCCCCACGGCCACGGTCACCGGAACCATCACGGGCCGGCCAGAGGAATGGCCGCCTCACGCGGTGACCGTGGTGTGGCTGGCGCAGTACGTTGCCTCGCCAGTGGACGCCAACGCTGGCATATGGGTGCTCGATCCAGCCACCGCCCCTCAGGCGCGAGTAGACGCGCACGGGCGGTTCACCATCCGCGACGTGCCAGGCGGGATGTACTGCGTCCTGATCGGCTGGGACCCGATGGGCGGACTCTGGACCATCACCAACGACGACGGCCGCGCCCGCGTGTACGACATGCGCGAGGGCGGCGCCGTCGACCTCGGCGAGATCATCATGGGGTGACTGACGTGAACCTGATCATGGTACTGGCGGTGATCATAGCAGGAGAGTGCGGCACCATCGGCGGCACGTGCGAGGTCGAGGTGGCGCGCACGATGGCGAACCGCTACGTCGTCGCCGGCGACTGGGCAGAGGTTGTCGGCGCGTACTACGGCCGCGGTGAGCCGACCGTGGCCTCGTGGGTTGCTGCCAGCGCTGCCCTGAGCGCTCCGGCCGCGATGGCGGACGGGCGCTACGTCTACGTGTACAGCGACCAGGACCGCGAGGTGATGGGGTGGCGCCGCGGTGACACGGTCATGTGCGGCCCACCGGGGTGCCTGCACTTCGCGGCCGACTGGCCCGGCCCGCCATGAGGCGCTACCGCTCGCACCTGCTGCCGAACGAGCCGAGCGAGGCCGCCTCGCAGGCGGCGCTGATAGCCTGGCGGGACATGCTGGCGCCACGCTACCCGAACCTCGGTATGTTGTTTGCCATTCCCAACGGCGGACTGAGGTCCAAGCGCGAGGCCGCGCGGCTGGTGGCGGAGGGCGTTCGCGCCGGGGTGCCCGACCTGATACTCCTGGTGCCCAGGAGAGGCTACCATGCGCTGCTGATCGAGATGAAAACATCGCGCGGGGTGCTGAGCCCAGAGCAACGGGCGTTCCTCTCCGAGGCGGCCAATCGTGGCTATCTGGTCACGGTGTGTCGGTCCTGGCCGGAGGCGGCCGCTGTGCTGTGCTCCTACCTCGACCTGCCACCGGAGTTGGCACCCCCGGTCCAGGATGAACCTTGACGCCAAAACGAGGGGGAGGGCCGCCAGCCTCCCCCTCTTGCCGTACTGGAACCTGTGTTGTTACTGGCCCGTCGTCTCCTTTCGGACCATCTCGGCCAGCGTGCTGAGCACAGACTCGACGTTGGTGGAGTACAGGTCGTTGATCGTGCTGATCTGTAGCAGCTCCTTTGCGGTGTCGGCGCTCAGGCCGAGGTCGTGCAGGCCAGCGTAGTAGCGCCGGCGCCACTTCTCCTCGTGCAGCGCCTCGATCGCTTCGTCTACCCCCTCACGGTCTAGGCCAGCGGCGAACCACTCGGCGATCTTGCTCTCTGGGTCCTTGCAGAGCCGGTTGCTCTCCAGATACGTCCGCACGCGGTTGCGGGCCTCGTTGTCGGCGAGGTAGCCACCCCCGCTAGCCGCCGTGGCCGGTGCCGGTGACGGCGTGGTGGTCGGGGCCGGTGTCGCTTGCCTGGTTGAGGCCGCGGCCTCGGCAATCGCCACCCGCAGTTCGTCGCTGAGCGTCCTTCCCTGCGCCACGGTGAGATTAGTGACTCCAGTGCCGAACCGATCACCACTCAGGGTCTCCAGGCCGGCGAAGCTCTCGGCGCGGCCAGCGATCCCATACGCCCGCGCGTACGTGGCACGCAGGTACTCGATCTGCTTCGCCGAGATGCTGTCGTTACCTGCCGCGTGCTCTCGCTGGACCCGCTGCATGTCCTCAGCACTGGTCAAGCCCGAGCCTGGCAGGACACCATAGCCGAGCATGCGGAGGCCACGCCCCAGGGCCGAGGTCTCTGCCACCTCCAGGGGCCTATCTCCCTCGGCCCCCCGCGCGTCCTTGCGCGACTCGGCATACGCGGTCACCGTGCCGTACACCTCGCTGGTGATACGCACGTGCAGTCGGATACTCGCCTCCGACTCCCCGTCAACGACGGTCTCGAAGTCCAACCGCTTCCCCTGGTTCGCATGGTCACGCCTGGCCATGGCCAGGGAGCCATCGACGCTCATGTACGGGTGTTCAACTGGCCCCCGTGGCGACTTGCGCTCGATGGCGGTGACGTATGCCTCGTAGTCGATGTGGGCCACCGTTCCCACGGTGCCGGCTATGTCCAGGTACCTCCGAATCTCTGCTGACTGCATCCTAGACCTCCCTAGCGGTCAACTCTGCGTGGGTCATTCTTCCTCCTCATAGGTGATGACTACGAACCCCTGTATCCGCGCCCCCGCGGCGTCCATGTCGGCCAGGTTGTACTCCTGGCCACGTGGCGGCTGGCCGGCGAACGTGATCGCGTAGACCACGCACGCCTGCGCCGCGAGGTCCAATGGCAGGTTGCCGGCCACGCAGGCGCCAGCAACGTCCGCCGCAGTCACCGACGCCATGACTGGCGCGTCGGCGAACTGCGGGAGTGCGCGGCGGACGAACTCGATCCCGTCAGCGGTTGGGCACCGCAGCGCCCGGCGCACGGCCCTGCGCCACTGACGTTTGAGCGCCAGGCCGGCCTGTCTGTACGGACTGTCAGCCTGCGTCAGCGCCGCGAGGTACGCCTCAACATCGTCAACAGGGTTGCCAAGGACTGCATCCAGTACGTCGTGGTTCGCCACGAACCGCTCTGCCGCCTCCACCAGGCGGTCCCAATCCTCCCGCGTCGCCTCCCGAATCGTTGACCACTCCATCCTGCACCTCCATCTGGCTCCATCATAGCACATTTGTTGCGCGCGCGCAACCCCCAAGCGACGTGAAAGGGGGCCACCAGAGCGGTGGCCCCCTCGCGCTACTTCTTACCGATGGTGATGCCGAGGCCGGCGACTGACCGCCCGATGCTCGCAACAAGCTGTGCTATACCAGCACCCCACAGGAGCGTCACCAACGCCTGGCCTACCCAGGCACTCTCGTCGCCCAGCAGGTCCACGGCGATGTACGGTGCGGCCAGGCGCACGACCGCGTAGCCGAGGAACAGCGGCAACACGGTGGTGCGGTAGAAACGCGCCACCTCCGCCCACGCGAACGTGCCGGCTCGCAGCGCCGCCGCGATGCCGAGTACGAGGTCCACCACGATCAGCGCCAACAGCGTCTGCAACCTGGCATCGGCCGCCAACATCACGAGCCAGTCCATACCGCCTCCTCTGGCACGTCATCCATGACGCACCCGCTGTCCGCGTCCACGACCATCGCCCGCACCTCCCACGTGCTGGGGTTCCACGCCAGCACGAGGTCCGCCGTGTTCGTCCGCGTCACGCTGAGCACCACGTAGCCACGGCGCAGGGCAGCGACGTGCCCCTGCGGGAGTCGCTCCCGCATCCGCCGCAGCGTGGCGCGCTCAGCGTCGGTCATGGGCTGTACCGATACGTCCTCACGCGCGCCAGGGCCGCCTCGGTCCAGTCGCCGGTCTTCGCGCGCACGGTGACCAGCGCCCCGGTGCCCGGCTCGATGCCCCATGTGTACGTGTAGTACCCGCGCTCCCACTCGACGTTCGTCGGCATGAGCCCCTTGGCCCCGCAGGCGCGGGCCATGAACGGCACATCACCCGCGTGTGCCTTGATGGTGGCTATCTCGGCTGTGGTGAACAAGCCGGTGAACACAACATCATCCTCTCCGTCATCATCCTCGCCCTGCGTGACCAGCGTCCACTCCAGGTTGACGTGATAGTGGTTGGTCTGGGTGAGCATCCCCAGCCCCCCGACGATGTCCGACGGCGCCGACGGGTCGGCCACCCACATGGCGTGGGGTCCCGGCTTGCCGGCAGCGTGGTAGGCGCCCATGCCCATGCCGGGCGCCGTCTGCCCGTCGGCCCCGGTCGGATTGAGTAGTTGGTAGTTGGTGTGCCACTGGCCGGGTATGCTCTGCGGCGGCTCGTCGGCGATGGAGCCGCCCTCCCAGTACCAGGCGAACCGCACGCCTGATGCCGGCTTCCTGTCGGCACCAACCGCGACACCCACCTGCGCCGCATCGCCCCACCGCTCACGGATGGCCGTCAAGCGCCAGACTTTCTGCCCCGCCGCGACAACAGCGCGCTTATACACGAACGAGTACGTCGTCAGTAGCGCCGCCACGGACGTAGGGCTGCCGTCGTTCCGGTACGCCTTGATTTCCGGGTACGCCTCGCTCACCGTTCCCCCTCCCCCTGCCTCAGGCACGTCGTCTTCCGACTCTCCGTAGTACAGCCGCAGTATCTCGTGATAGTCCTTGCCACTTGCCGCCATGTCCCTCGCCCCGTACTGGCACAGCCGGCCGGGGAAGTGCGCGCCGTTAGTGCCCGCCTTGCCCTGGCAGTGCGGGCAGTCGTCGCGCCCGCACAGGGCCACGTATGACCCGTCGGCACCCCACGTCTCACCGGCCGTGGCCGACACTGCCGCGTCCGCACGCGCGTGCGTTTTCGTGGACCACGCCTCACAATCGGTCTCCGTACATAGGTCGGCGCCCTTCGCCGCGTGCCTGGGCTTGGCGATGGCCGCCAGCGTGTACGTGCGTGCCGCCACGGCCTGCGCCTTGAGGGCCTCCTCTCCCCAGGTGACGAACATCTCTGCCGGCACCACGCCACGCAGGTACTCCTCTACCGGCACCACGGTCACCTCGCCGGTGGCGCGATGCCAGAGTCTCACGGTGGCCACCTCCGTCTCGTCACCTGCCGGCAGGGCCGCGATGCCCTCAGCAACCTTCGCCACCGTGACCTCGTCCTGCTCGTACGAACCCCACGGCGACTGGGGCGCGGCGGTGAACAGCGCCGCGAACGCCATCTGCGGGATGCGACGCAGCGCCCGCTCCCCCTCGACCACCTGCGCCACGTAGTCGTCCTGGCTCAGGAGGTCGCGCCATCCGTGCACGGGTGGGTTGCCGGCGATGCCGCCGTCCACTCCCCACTCGGTGAGCGCCACCCGCAAGGATGACACGTCGACCCCGGCCTCGTCCCACCAGTCGATCATGTCGATGCACCGTAGTGCGTGGTAGCGCCCCGTCAGGTCCTCGACGCCCGGACGTCCGTATCCATGCAGCCCCACCAGGTGCCCGCCGGCCACCGCCGCCCGCACCGCGCCGGCGAGCTGCTGCACCTTCCACGCCGTCACGCCGGCGTCGCCGGTGCCATTGTCGTGCGGGTTCCCCTCGGCCAGGTTGAGCACGATCAGCCGCAACCTAGTGTAGTTTGCCAGCGTGATGCAGCGCATGGTGAAGGCGTCCAGGTTCGCCAGTTCCTCGTTGCCGTTACACGGTGGCTCGTTGGGCAGCTCGAACGCCACGTTCGCCCACCCCCGGTATGGTGCCCACAGTGGCGCCATGCGCGCCATGTAGGCGTCCGCCCCCTCTGCCCCGCGCGCGATGCACTCCCGGTCCCACTCGTCTGTCCAGACGCGCACGTCCTTGTGCAGCGTCGGGAAGCGGTCCACGTCGGTGGGCGGCGACATGAGCTTCACCCAGCCCGCCCCCAGGTTCGCCACCGCGGTCGGTGCCCAGGCGGGATACCCCTGGCAGTGTATGGTCGTCTTCGTCGTCACGCTCCCCCTCCGTTCGCAGTGCGGCCAAACAGCGCCGCTACGAGGCCCGCCACGGTGTAGTACTGGTCGGCGGGCGAGTTGATCCAGACGCCATCGACCAACGGCGCGAACGTCCTGACCCACGCCAGGGCCGCCCTGAGCGTGACCGGCGTGCCCCTCGGGGCGGTGGACACCTCGCCCCACAACTGTGTGCCACACGGGCGCCTGTCGCGGACCATCACGAGGTGTTCCAGGTACGCGGTCGAGTCGCCGATTGCCTGGAGGCCGTTGCAGCGCGGGGTGAACATCTTGCAGTAGGGCAGCATCACGTCCCAGTGCGACAGACTGCGGGAGAACGATGGGAACACCGCGAACATGCGGCGCGCCGCTCGCGCCAGGTCGGCGCCCTCAATGCACGCCAGGTTCACGTCGTCTAGTTCCTCGGCCGGCGTGGCGTCATCATCGACAGAGTAGCCCAGCCACGCGCCGGGCAGCCTCTCTACCGCTACCGCGTCCAGGTTCACCGTTGGGGAGACCAACATCCGCCGCGTGGGGGGAAACGTCGCGAGCGCGGCGCGCCCACCGGCGGTGTTTGGCGCCCATCCGAGGCCAACCGTCTGCACGAACTGCCGCGTCTGCCTACCAATGCAGTTGATCCCCAGTCTCATGGGCTACCGTCTCCCCCTCCCTCGCTGCCCCATGGCGAGGTATAGCGCCATGTTGCCCACAGCGCCGAACATGATGACGTTCGATACGAGGTTGACGAGCACCCACGTGGCGGTCGCCGCCCCGTACCAGACCGCCACGGCCTGCATGATCGACCTCGCCCCTATGCCAACCATGAGCCAGAGCAGCGCGCCCCGTTGCCTGCCGTCAGGCACTGCCGCGAACACGACGCCCGTCAGGAGCGCCAACACGCCGGTAATCGCCGCCAGCAACCCGATGCACGATTGCATCACCTCCATTCTCACCCCCTGGGCAGCATGTCCGCAAGTGCCGCCTCGGCCCGTGTCAGTACGTCACGGATGCAGTACACACGCTGCCCCAACTCGGTCAGCCACCGTGCCTGCTCACCCTGGGCACGCGCTATGGCCGCCTCAAGCTCTGCCATCCGGCGCTCCTGCGCCGCCAGCTCCAACTCCTGCCCCCTCGTCATCCTCCACTGCTCCCACGCGGCAATCGGTCTAGGGCTGCCGCAACCTTCACGCTGACGTCGGCTACGCGGTCCTCCAACCGCAACGCCTCCCGGAGCGCATCCAGCGCTTCGGTCATGCGCTTCTGCCCGTCGTTCTGCCCCGCCTGCCCGTCCAGGACGGTCTGCAACAGCCCGATGTAGCGCTCGTTCGCGGCCAGCTCACGCGCGGCCACCTGGTCGCGTGCGAGCCTGACATCGGCCTCAAGCGTACCGCACTTGCGCCACAGCACCACGATGATGGCCGTGGCAGCGGCCAGCACGGTGGCCATCACCGGCCCCCAGGCGTCCCACAACGTGGCAAATGTCGTCGCGTCCATGCGAGCACCTCACGTCATGCGTTGTTGCTGCGACACAGTTCGCGCCAGTCGGCGCCCACGCTCAGGAGCGTGATCGTGTCCTGTGACGAGTTGGCCACGAAGTCTCCTGATAGCAACAGGTTCCCCGTTCCGTCCTTGAACGTGACGGTGCGGCCCCCGCCGATGCCGCACATAACCAGCACGGCAAAGTCGCTGTTACCGTTCACCGTGTCGAGGTCGTCTGCCGCTGCCCCGCCTTCGGTGCTAATCACGTGGAACGACCCGACGGCCGTCACCACGCCACCGGCGATGGTCAACGTAGTCCCCGGCCTCAGGCGGAAGAAGCCGTTCGCCATCACGTCGCCCTCGCCCGCGCCGGTGCAGTTGCCGAACTCGGCATGATCGAGCCGCAGGCCGCCGTCCGCGTCCGTGACGACCACCTTGGGCACCGTGTCGTTGTACGTGTCGCTGTCGCGCGCCAGCAGGTTGTCCATGAAGTGCGGCCGGAGGAGCGCCACCAACTCCGCGTTGACCTTCTGTATCGGCATCACGGCCCCCCTATGCTGGCCAGACCCATGCGCGCCATCCGCTGCGTGATCGTGTCCGCGCGGCCCCCGGCAACGCTGACCGTGCGCGGCGCCTCGTAGTCCACCGACTCGATGTACAGCGCTCGCGGGTCGTCACGCAGCGGCGTGCCCGGTGGCACCCGCCCGATGAACCAGTCGGTGACGAGCAGCCAACGCCCCGCCTCAACCCGCCACGGTGGCACCTCCGTCCCGGCGACCGTCGTGATTGGCTGGTGCGGGTCGCGCAGGAGCAACTGGTAGTCCACCGTGGTCGGGATTGCGGCGTAGGTGAACGCGCGGCCGGCACTGACGCTAGCCACGTACCTGTTGTAGCTGGCATCGCCGTACTCGCAGCCTGTGCTGATGACCGACCAGCCCTCGTTGTCCTCGTCCTCTGCCGCCTCAACGGCCGTGGCGTTGGTGGCGATGCTCTGTGGCGTGCCGGTGAACAGGCCGTTCGGCTCTGCCGCCAGCACGAGCGGAATCTTCGCGTCCACGGTCGTGTTGCCCGCCAACCCGTTGTTGTACGGGAAGTCCAGCATCCTCACGTAGCCGTACACGGTGAGTGAGACCGCCGGCGGGGCGGCCTTCCCCAGCGTGAGTTTGCGGTCCACCGCCGGGTATGCCGCCTCTGCAAGGTACGAGTCGCGCAGTTGCAGACTACTGGCCGCCAGTATGTCGCCGCCACTGACCACGCGGTAGTGGATGCCGTACCTCTCCTGGCTAGCCGTCACGTTAGCCACCCCGGTACGCGCTCTGGAACCGGCGCGTGGTGGGGTGTACGTCGTATCCAGGGCCGTGAACACCAGAGCGCCACGGTTGGCCAGGTCGGACAGGGGCCCGCGCGTGATGCTGTAGCCGCCGACTGACACCTGCACCTCGTTGACGTAACCCTCGAACGCCAGCACGTGCGCCTCGTCAAAGCACTGGACGTGCCGCGCCAGACCGGAGTCGAGCCAATCCTCTGCCTGGTCGACGCGGCACCCGAACTCCAGCGACGCCTCCCAGTAGCCGCCGTGCGCCCTCAGCGTGTGCCGGTACGAGGCGATCTTCTCGTCCACACTGCCAAGCCACCATCTCGCCGGCGTCCACGTGCCACCGGAGAATGATGGCTGCCACACGTGCATGTTGACCGTGCCCGGCCTCAGGTAACTGGCGGTCATCGCCCACCCCGACTGCCAAGGTAGCGCGACACGCCAAACAACCGCACCACCGCGAGCGTGCTGTCGTAGGCGTAGCGGTACGGACTGTTCCCACCCTGGAAGAGGAACCACAACCGCTGTGCCGCGTTAGCCTGCAACTGCACCGCGCCGTTCACGATCGGCTGGAGTGGCGCGATGACGTTCTCGCTGGCCACCCCGCGCACGGCGGCGTGCACCGGCAACCGGGGGTTGGTCACGCTGTCTATGTCCGCGTAGTACCCCTCGGTCACCCCGGCTGCGGTCGGGTAGAACGTGCCGGACCACTCGTCAACCGGCATGAGGATCAGGTCGCTCACCCACACGGTGACGTTGCCGGCGTCCGTGTTCTGTACGTTCAGCCGGACGTCGATAAGGTTGTACCCCATACCAGGATGCCCCGGCGGCAGGGTGATACGCCCCAGGTCGATCAGGTTGTGGTTGCCGGCGGTGACGAGGTTCGGCGTCAGGTAAGCGCTAAAACTACCTAGCCACAGGGCCGTGAACGTGGCGGTGGCGTCGCGCGTGCCCGTGCTGAGGTAGAGTCGCACCTTGCTGGTGGCGCCGGCGGACTGCCAGCAGCGCGCGAACGCGTGGTACGTGCCGTCCCACTGCGGGCACAGGTCGCTGTCGAGCGAGAACGTGACGAAGTCGGTGGTGGCGCCAGGGATGTTCTGGAACCGCACCGCCCGGCCGGGCGGTGTGTCCACCTGCGTCTGGAACGTCCCGACGCCGGCAGCGTTCGGCACCACGGTCACGCCAGCCGGGTTCTGTTCGTCTGCCGCCAGCAGGTACGGGGTGAAGTCCTCTCCCCTGCTGAGCGAACGCGCGGACACGTGCATCACGGACCACGCCCAGTCGTCGTGGGCACACTCAGCCTGGATGCGTGCCAGGAGCGGCACGTCACCGCCAACGTCGCCGGCCACCACGTCGACGCAGGGCCACACGACCGAGTACGGCGAGCGGTGCTGCTGTACCGGCGGCGTCATGGTGCCGGCCCCTCCGGGGGTGTCAAACCGCGCCCGCACCCAGTACGCTGTGACGCCGTTCAACGTCCCTGTGATCCAGTCGGTGGGCGCATGCCACGAGACCGCCGCCGTGTTCGGCACAGTCAACATCGACGTATTGTCGTCAATGAGATCTGGCGCCGCTCCCAGGTCGGTCCAGGCGCCGTTCCAGTACTGCCAGTGGAGCGTGCCATCACCGCCATACGCTGCCGGGGGGAGCAAGTCGAAAACCAGCGAGTCGAACGGGCCGGAGTCCGTCACGGTGGTGTCGCACCCGAAGTAGCAGGCATCCTCGTCACCCACGGTCGATGGGAACAGACTCGCAGTGAGTGGGGCCAGCGGTGCCCCGGCCGTGTACACGGTCTCTATCTCGGTGGCGGTGAGTACCTCGCCAAACACAGCGGCATCGTCTATGCGCGCGTTCGCCTGTAGGCCGACCACCAAAGGGGAGAATCCTATGCCCATCGACGCCGTCGGGCCGACGTAACCGGCGTCGAGCCCGCTGCCAACAAGAACACCATCCAGGTACAGCAGCACCGTGGTGCCGTCATACGTCATGGCCACGTGGTGCCAGGCGTACGAGACTACTACCACGCCGCTATCGAGCCCGCCGATGCCCCACATGCCGGCCAGTGTGCTAGTGACGGTGCGGTAGAACTGGACCCAACCTGCGGCGCCAACCGCCTCGGCGATGAACTGGGGCGCAGCCGGGTTAGAGTCTGTGAACCACACCCATGCCATGATCGTGCCGGTAGCAAGCGCGGGAGGGTTGGCATATGTGAGTCTAGCCGCAGTCCTGGTGCTGGTGCTGGCGTTGGCCGCGCCGGTCCACGCGTGCCCGGTGCCGAGCGACCCGTCCAAGTAGTTGGTGCGGTAGGCGCGCTGCTCCACCTGGGCACAGTCCACGTACCACGTCCGCGCCGTGGCATCTGTCTGGCGCATCCGCAGCAACGTCGAGCCCACGCACTGCGCCGCTGGGAACGAGACGCCGTACAGCGACCAGCCGTTCTCGGTGCCGCGCAGCGTCGGCGCGGTCCACGTGATCCCGTCGACGCTCCACTTCATCGTGGCCGCCGACACCGTGCCATAGAGCCATGCCGAGGCGTAGTGCGTGGCGTTCGCCAGCGCGGACAACGTCGCCGTGCATCCGTCGTTTACCGCCGCGGTGGTGACCACCTTCGACGCCTTGGCGCCGAGGTACGAGTACGTGGCGTCGTTCGGCGTCACCGCCGCCGCGCCCAGCACGCCCCAGTTACCCGCCGCCTCGGAGGACGGGTTGAGTACGAGGTTGGTCGCCGCCTCGGCCATCTGGACGGCCTTGCACAGCGTGCCCTGCCGGTGGATCACGCCCCCGGCAACGAGCGTGGCCAGTTGGCCCGTCCAACTGTCAACGGAACCGGTGAAGTTGGTCTTGTACGGCGTGGGGCCGTCGTATGGTAGGTACCAACTGGGCTCGTACGAGAGTATCGGCACTCAGTTCCTCCGGTCACAGCAACGACAAGTACATCGACTCCTCAGGCACCGACAGGTCCAGGCAGTGCGTGCAGCTCGCGGCGGCTACCGTCGGCGCGGTGGCCATGGCGCACGAACACGACAGTAGGTTCGGCCCGAACCGCGCCGTGCTGGCGTCGTACCAGAACACGTGCGTCAGGTTGGCCTTGTTGTGCTTGTTGGCCACGTACACGTCCAGCAGCACCGGCTCCAACATGATCTTGCTGGACCCGTCCTCCTGGAGGATGTAGGACACACCGTCCTCCTGGAGGAGGAACCCAGTGCTGCCACCGACGGTGTCACACGTGCCCTCAGCCTCGCGCCCGAGCCAGCAGTCGTTGTACTCCTGGCCGGCGCTGACCTCGATGCAGTCGGCGGCGCCCGGCACACACTCCTGCCACAGGCCGTGCTCGATGATCAGGTCCAACTCCGTCCAGCCGTTGCGCACCATGGTCGTGGTCGTCGGTTGGTTGTACGGGTCGCCCTCCTGGGCGAACGAGTACGAGTGGATGACGGCGTAGCGCGTCCGGGTCTCGTCAGTGCCGCGCGCTTCCAGGTACACGGGCGTGGTCTGCCAGTCGCTGGTCCAGAATGCCACGGCCCTGAGGAGCAGCCGGTCGAGGTCCTGGGCGGCCTGCGCCAGGTGGTCCTGGGAGTAGGCCAGGACGCTGACCGTGAACGTGTCGATCACGTTGTCGTAGTTGGTCTGGACCAGGCGCCGGCCGTCGGCCAGGGGCGACTGCTGCCACACACCCTCGTCACGGAACTGCGGGCGCTGCGGCTGCCACCGGGCGAGGCGGAACCCTGACCGCGTCGCCAGCAGGTTGACGGCGGTCGCCCCGTCGGTGATCCTCAGCAGCGCGTTGCCCATGGCTCAGCCGCCGTGGTTCGCGGTGTAGATGAAGTAGATCATCGGTGTTAGACCTGCGGCAAGCGTGTCCAGTGGGTCATTACCATCCCGCCGGAACGGACATTCAACGTTGTCGCCAGCGCTTAACCACGCGTCGATAGGCACAATCACCAGTTGCTCCCAAATGCCGTTCACCACCGGTATAGCCGCAGGTGCTACAGCAGTGGTGTGCGTGTTGTACGCCTCTCCGGTAGCACCCATGTGTACTGACATGGTGCAATACGCATTGCCCGTGTTGAGAGCAAAGCCAACAAAGACAACGCTACCACCGCTAACGTAGTCCTGAGGGCACCGGAACACTGCAACTCCTGAGGTTTGCACCCCGGCAGCCATGTCAAACGCCACTCCAACTCCACCGGAGTAAAGCGTGTGCGGCACCGTGATGACCTCGGTGCCGTTAGCCAAATTGGCTACACCGAGCGCGGCCCCGTCGCCACCCACATGGTCGTGCGTGTCGCCGTTCGTGACCAGTTGGGCCTGGACCGCCGCTGCTAACCCTGCCTCAGGTATGCTCGCCCCGTCGCCACCCACATGGTCGTGCGTGTCGCCGTTCGTGACCAGTTGGGCCTGGACCGCCGCATCGAGCCATGCCTCCACCACCTTGCCAAACGCCGTCCCTCTGGCAGCGGTACAGGCCAACACGGTGTCGAATCCTGCTGGCGAGATGGCGCCTGACACTCCCACACCAGCACCGGCACGGCCATGCACGGAGTACTGTGGCATGTCCTGGAACATGGCGTACTGGACCGCCTGAAACGCCGTTCCTCCGGCAGCACAGGCCAACACGGTGTTGAACGCTGCTGGCGAGATGGCGCCTGGCACTCCCGCGCCAACACCGGCACGCCCGAATACGGAGTACTGTGGCATGTCCTGGAACATGGCGTACTGGATGCTCTTGTTCGCGTGCGTGGCCGGGATCGCCCTCATGTGGGCTGCGAGGGCGTTCGTCACCGTCGACACCACCTGGCCCCGCGTCTCTTTCTTGGTGACGCCAGCCTGGTTGACGGCAATCTCGTCCGTATCGGACGGCGCCACCACCGCCGTCAGTCCACTGATCGGGTTATCAGGCATCGTATCCTCCCATCATCACAGCGCGTCAGCCACGGCGCGCCGCACCATGGCCGTGAACCGCGCCTCGTCCATGCCGTTTGCCACCGTCACCGGCCCCACGTTGACCACCACCCCGCCGGCGCGTGATGCACCGCCAGTGCCGGGTGCGACACTCGTCTGTACCACCCCAGTATACGCCAAAGCCTGGCCGGCGCTATCGAGCAACAGTCCGGCCATCCGCGCAGGCAGGGAGTTGAGAAACTCACCGAGCACGCCGGCGCTCTCCTGCGTGCTGAACACGCGCGCGCCGGCCGGGAACTGCACCAGCTCGGGCCCCCACTCGCCGACGACCGCCACTCCCGCGCGCGTTTGTGGCGTGCCGGTGGCGTAGGTTCCGCTGCCCCCCTCCTCTCCACCGCCACCCTCGTATGGTGTGGGGCTAGGAACGCCGGGAATCTTGTTCAGGATATCCATGATCGCGTCGTAGGCCGCCTGGAACGGTCCCACCATCGCGTCGATCAGCCCCTGTTTGGCGTCGTTGAATCCCTTGGTAATGGCGCCCCAAGTGTTACCCAGGAAGTCCTTCAGGGCATTTACTCTGCCGGCACTGTCGTTCACGGCACCGTCCATGGCGCTGTAGATGCCGGCGCGTATCTCGTTCCAGCGCGTCGTGACGGTCAGCCAGACGTTTGACGCCCACATGCTCAACTCACCCCACCACGTGTTTGCGGCGCCCATCACGCTGTCCTTTGTGTTCGTCCAGGCTAGAGTCAGGTCGTTCTTGATGGCCGTCCACACGCCTGTTAGGTCCGTCCAGACGTTATCGGCCCAGGTCTTAAGTTGCTGCCACCACGCCGCCGCCTTGGCCGTCACATCGTCTTTGGCCTGCGTCCAGGTTAGTGTCACGTCATTCTTGATGGCCGACCACGTGCTAGTTAGGTCAGTCCAGACATTGTCGCCCCACGTGCTGAGTTGCTGCCACCACGTGTTAGCGGTAGCTATCACGCCGTCTCGTGTCTGCGTCCAGGCGAGTGTTAGGTCGTTCTTGATGGCCGTCCACGTGCTCGTCAGGTCCGTCCAGACGCTGTCACCCCAAACTACTATGCCAGTGTACCAGGTAGTAGCCGTGGTACTTACCGCTGCCCATGCCTGGGACCAGTACAGAGACACATCGTTCTTGATGGCTGCCCACGTATCCGTCACATCCTGCCACGTGAGATCATCCCACTGGAGCATGTAGGCAAACCACGTGACACATGTGGCACTAACACCCTCCCATGCCTGAGTCCAGTACAGCGACACATCATCCTTGATGGTCTCCCACGTGCTGGTCACATCTAGCCAGGTGTCATCGGCCCACTGACTGATGTCGGCATACCACTCGGATGATGTGATCCCAACACCACTGTGCGCGTCGTTCCATGATGTGGTAACACTGTCCCTGATCTTCGCCCAGCCGGTGGTTATGATCAACCATATGTCGTCGGCGTTGATGCCCATGTCGGCCAGCCAGGCCACGGCCGTGGCCTGGACATCAGCATAGGCGTCGTTCCACGTGATGATGACCCTAGATGCTCCCTCGCTCCATGCCGTCCCAATGCGTGTCCAGAGGTCCACGAGCCCAGTCTCGTCGAGCACGTCTTGCCATTTCACCGGTTCCCACTGCTGCGATTCCGAGTTGAAAATGGGGGGGAGCCCGCTGATGATGCCTGGCAACTCGTTGGAGAACCATCCCTGAATGGGCTGCGCGATGTGCTCGTTACACCAGAGATACGCGGCGTCGACTAGATTGGTGGTCTCCTCCGGGAATATCACTGGCAACAATGTTGCCAACGTCAGGCCGGTGAGTGTCGCCCCCAGCCCGGCCATACCCGTGCCAAACGCACTCTCCAACGCCGTCCCAACGTTGAGCCAGAGCCAGTTAGCCAACCCCGTGGTGGCGCCCTTGATCAGCCCGGCACCGCCTATGACGGCGTAGCCAACGGCCTTGGCCAGCAGACCGCCAATGGCCGTACCAAGGAGGTGGCTCACCAACGGGCTGTTGGCGATCAACGTGGTAACGAGGATTGCGATCCAGTTATCGCCCATCAACCGTGCCAATGTCGGGTCTATCCCTAGTGACACCATCACATCAGTGAGCGTGTTGCTGATGCGCTCCCCAATCTCATTCCGTATCTCCGTCCACGACGCATCGTTGCCGACATACACCTGCTCCGGTATCCACTCGCCAGGCGACACCTGTTGCAACTGGGTGACGGTCTCCGGCCCGAACAGGGCAGTCGCGATAGCGGTGCGGAACCCATCGCCGAGGAACTTGGCGAGGTTACCGCCGCTGGACTCGAATATCGGCTTCAGGGTGGTGGTGATCGACGTCCGTATGGTCTCCGCCTGCTCCTTGATCTTCTTTGGGTCGAACATGGCCGCGATGCGACCGGCGAGGTCGAGCTTCTCGACACCTTCCCCTGCGGTCTCTAGGTCCTCGCCCAGTCCCAGCACCGCCTCGCCGGCGCCACCCGCGCCCTTCGCCAGCGCCTCCTCTGCCTGCGCCAGTTGGGTGGCCGTGTTGAACCACTCGACCGTGCCGGGTTCCAGGGTGGCCAACCTCGCCCGCAGCAGGTCCACCTTCTCGGCTGCGCTGGCGGTGGAGAGTTGGTAGCGGAACTGCGCGTCCGCCAGTTGCTCGGCAGCGCGGGCCGCCGCCTTGGCTGCCGCCTCGGAGTTGCGCATGGACGCCGCGGCGCGGTCGGTTGCCCCGGTGGTGCGTTCCTGCTCTGCCAGCAACTGCTGTTCCAGTTCGTAAATGGCGGTCTTGGTCTGAAAGTACTCGACGCTGGTCGTGTCGAGCGCCGCGAGTTTGTCTCGCTGCATCTGAAGTTTGGTGGGCGTGTCGGCGATGGCGTACTGGTACGCCCACTCGGCGTCCTCCAGGTCGGCCTTGGCATCTACCTGCTCCTTCGCCGCCGCCGCCTGTTCGTCCGCTAATGCTGCCTGTTCATCCGCCAACGCCTGCAACTCGGCTGTCCGCCGCTGTTCCAGTTCGTAAATGGTTGCCTGCGTCTGATAGTACTCGACGCTGGTCGAGTCAAGCGCCGTAAGCCGGTCCTTTTGCATCTGGAGTTTGCCGGCCGTATTTGCGATGGCGTATTGATAGTCCCACTCGGCATCAGCCAATTCTGTACTAGCATCTATTTGTTTCTTGGCTGCCGCTGCCTGTTCATCCGCCAACGCCTGCAACTCGGCTGTCCGCCGCTGTTCCAGTTCGTAGATGGCGGCCTGCGTACGGTAATACTCGGCACTGCTATCATCGAGATCAGCAAGCCGGTCTTTCTGCATCAGGAGCTTGTCGGCAGTGTCCGCCATGGCGTACTGGTAGTCCCACTCGGCATCGGCGGCTTCCTGCTGCGTCCGCTGTCTATCCTCCTCGGCCTTCGCCGCATCCTCTGTTGCGCGTGCCGCCTCCTCTGCCGCCGCCGCTGCCGCACGCGCCGCCTCTTCTTCCGCACGCGCCGCCTCTTCTTCCGCACGCGCCTGCGCATCCGCCATTTCATCTTGCCGTTTTTGCTCTGCGCGTGCCGCCTCCTCTGCCGCACGCGCCTGCGCATCCGCCATCGCCTGCTGTTCGGCCGCGTAGTCCTGTTCGAGCCCGTACAGCTCGCTAAGCTTGGTGTAGTAGTCGTCGGTGCCCACGGCGAGCGCGGCCAACTCCGACTCGACCATGGTGATCTTCTCGGGCGTGCTCGCCATCTGCATGACGAGGTTCCGTTGTGCCTTGGCCGCAGAGTTGAACGAGGCGTCGTCGAGGTCGGTGCCGATGGGGGCAACGTTGAACGCGGCCGCCAGGGCCGTCTGCACGTCGCTGACCGCCGACCGGACCACGTCGCTGTCCGCCGCGCTGCTGATGCCGTCGGCGTAGATGTACACCAGCTCGGCGCCCCACTCGTCAACGTCTGGTGCCACCTCAGGGGGTGATGCCGGCTCCAGCCACCAACTGATCACGTCGCCGATGGCCTGGATGGCGCCGATCACGTAAGGCAGCGCCGAGGAGATGCCCTCCGCTATGCCAGCACCGATGGCAGCACCGCCGCTGTATGCAGTGTCCGCCATGCTGTCGGTGCTCCAACCCAGTGAGTCAGCTATGTCTGACAGCGCGACGCCAATCTGCCGCCGCGACTCGTCAAATGCTGCCCCGAGGCTACTGCTGATAGCGTCAACCGCTGGCAGCAGCGAGGTCACCAGGTCGGCAATGCCGCTCTTGGCTGCTGCGATGGCCCCGAGGAACGGGGAGCCGAGCGATTCCTTGACGTTGCCGAAAGCCACGTCCATGCGCTCGCCGGCACCTGCTGCCGTGTTCCCCATCGCCTCGGCTTGCCCGGCGAACTTCTCGGAGACGAGGCGCAAAGCCTCGGTTGCCGAGGTGTTTTCGTCCACGACCACGCCGTAGCGGCGCAGGATACTAACGTTGCCCTCGGCCACACGTCCCAGCACCATGGCGGTGCTCGACAGCGACTGGCCGCGCGCGGCGCTCATGTCCATGGCGGTCGATAGCAGTGACAGCGAGGTCTCATAGTTGCCGGTGATGGTGACGAGTTGCACGAGGGCGTCGCGTGCCTCGCCGTCGTCTAGGGCAGTGCGGCGCTGCTGCGTGCTGATGTACTGCTCGATCTGGCCGCCAGCGACCTCCCAGTCGGCGCCAGACGCGATGACGGCGGCGCGGAGACGGGCAATCCCCGTCTCCTCTTCCGCCGCCGCGTCCGTGAAGTTCCAGATCGACTTGATGGCGTTCTCAAGCACCGGCAGAAGCTTCTCGCCGATGGCGGCACCGAGGCCGGCGCTGAACGCTACTCCGAGGCTGTTGACGCCGGTGCTAGCTGTCTCGGCCACGTCGCCGGCTTCGTTGATGCGGTCGGCAGCGTTGGCAGTGGCGTCGGTCGCGGAATCTAGGGCGGCCTGGTACGCGGCCAGTGATCGCTCAAACTGGTCGATCCTCAGTTCAGCGTCTAGACCTATAACCGGTTCGTCCACCATGCCGTACCTGCTCACGCCGTTCGCGGCGTCTCGATTCCTCGCGCTCTGCCGCTGCTATGCGGCTCTGTGCCCGCTCCGTCGCCACCATCAGCGCCCGCGCGTCCGGGCTGGCCGCCGCCCACTGGTCAGGGCTCATGCCCCATGCCTTGGCGGTGCACATCTCCTCAAACAGGCTGCTGTGTTGCCACGGCCCCCGCGGTACGTCCAGCAGCGCCAGCGGTATCCCGCTTCGCTCCACGGCGAAACAACGACTCCGCTGCCTTCACGCGCGACTCGTCGACCTTGCCAACGGTGGCTAGGTCCATGAGCATGGCCAGCAGCCGCGTCGTCTCATCTCCGCCCGGCACGAGCGCGGTCATCACATAGTGCACGTATCGCAGTACCTCGTCTTCGGGTACCGTGACGCCGAGTGACTGGTGCCGTTTCGCCCACGCACCAGCCTCGTACCGCTCCAACTCGTCTCCCTGGAGCACGACGCCGTCGGCTACCAGGAGGTTGGCGATCATCTGTGCCCTCAGCGCGCCGAGACGTTTCAGGTCGTGCTGATACTGGTCCCATGCCGCTCGCGCCGCCTGCCGCACATCCGGGTCGGGCTCCTCAGCGATGGTATCCTCGCCCTTGGCCTGGTCAACGTTGTGGGTGTACTCCGCCACGGCGTCGCCGACGCCAACGACGGTGTACGTCGGAGGGTCTAACCTAGCGCCCTGCTCAATCAGTTGCTGGCGGGCAGACTCTTCGACGGCAGACAGCAGCAGCACGCTGACGGGTTGCAGCCAGATGGTGTGTCCGTTGTCCGTGCGATACTCGTGCATCACTCTCCCCCTTTTTGATGGCCTCGGCACCCGCCAGACGGGGGAGTGTTTGGCAGGTACCGAGGCCAACCCATCATCTCAGGTTACCCGATCACGGAGCCGGTGCCGCAACGGTGTAGATCGTTCCCACCGCGCCAGTCATGTCTCCGGCCATGATGGCCTTGTTCTGATCGCAGGCATGGACAGACGCCATGCCGATCGCGCCGGCAGCCAACTGTGCCGTCAGGTGCAGTTCCCAGTCGTTGCCGCCGTTCACCGTGCGCCACAGGGCGCCGTATACGTTGCCGCCGACGGTGATCTTGCCGACGGCGAAGCCGAAGTGAGAGTTGACGAACGATAGATCGTTCACCCGGTTGATCGTGCCGCCCCCGTTGGGCAGGACGTACTCATCCCACGTGTCGCCACCATCGTTGGTGTAGTGCAGGTGGCCAGTGATGTAGCCGACAAACCACCGCTTGGTATCGAACGCCCAGCAGCAGCCCGCCTCGTCTGCGGCGCGTGCCGCCGGCCCGGTGACCGTGACGAAGTGCTCGCCATGGTCGGCGCTCCACAGGATCAGGTTGTTCTCACCGACCACGAGCAGATAGTTTTCGTCCAGTGGGAAGATATCGTAGATGTCCGTCGCGGCCGGGCAGTTCAGGTCGGCCCAGGTCGCGCCCCCATCATCGCTGAAGAACAAATTCCCCATCTCGGTGCCGGCCCAGATGTGGTACTGGTCCAGCGCGGCCAGCGCGTTTGGCTGCGAGATGAACTCTGCATTGGTCGTGCCGATGTTTACGTCTGTCCACGTGTCGCCCCAGTCGTCACTGTAGGCGATCTCTGCCGGGTTACCGGCATCAGTCGTGCCGCGCCCGGTGATCAGGCGGTAACCGCTGGACCCGTAGGGGAACACCACGCACCCGCGCAGGTCCTCACTCACGGCGAACGGGTCAGCGCCGGTAGCCGCCCACGTGATGCCGCCGTCGATGCTCTCCAGCACGTTCGCGGACACCGCGCCCGTCCGGTTGCAGGCGATGAACAGGTGATCGCACGCCTCGGTGTACGGCCCACAGTTGCCCTGGCACAGGGGAGGCGTCACACCAGCCATGCCGCCAAGCAGGTCGTTCGGCTCGGTCGTCGTCTGCACCGTGGCCAGGAGCTTGTAGAACGTCACCCAATCACGGGCGCTGTAGCCGAACGTCTCCATGGCGTCGTCGTTGGCCTCGGACAGGGTGGTGATGTTGCTGAGGCCGTGATCGGTGCGCCGCGAGAACAGGAGGGCCTCGCCGCGGTCGTAGTCGAACGCCCGGCGGGAGCCGCACTTTTTCGACAGCACGTAGAAATCGAGCGGGCACCGCGTGCGTGCCATCCACGTCTGGACATTGCGGACCTTGCTCTCGACCGAGAACGTCACTCGCCCAGGAGGCCCCTGGGTCTCGTTGGCAACGTCGTACGAGTCGTGCGTGCTCATGCTCGGCAGGTACGTCTCGGACACGTCACCCTCAGAGCGCGACAAGTCGCCCACGCGGGCACATGCGAGTAGTCGGGGCACGTTGCCGGGGCCGCCAACCACCACCCACGAGGTGCCGTCGTTCTGCGCGTAGATATCGTTTAGCATAACCATCTCAGCCTCCCAGTCTCCTCAGCATGTCGTACAGGCTCTCAACCGCCACTCTGGTCACGGCCCTCTGCGCCTTGAGCGCGTTGAGTCGCAGGTCGTCTGCCGTCCAGATGTCGAGTGCGGCCATCTCGGCAGCTACCCGCTCGCCGGTGAGTGTCGGCTGATACTCCGCTGCCCAGTCAACGCTCGCTGCCATGCCGGCCCGCAGGTCCACGGCGCTGACCGCGCCATCGGCGACCACGTCTGCCGGCACGATGGTACGGCACAGGGTAGCGCCCCCATCGCGGGCCCGCCGCTCCCACTGCACCACGACTGAGGGCCCGCGCTGTTCCACCACCGCCACGGGCACCGTCGACTTGTTGCGCATCGTCATCTCCCGTGGCCAGACTTGCTGGCCCCCTCGCGCATGGCGTCTTCCATGTGCTGGCGGAACAGCGGCTCCCATCTCTCCTGCAGCACGTCTGTGAACCGGCGCGCCTCGGTGCCGGGGTGCGACACGTGCGTCCTATACAGCGTCTCCCCGCCACTCGCACCGGCGCTGCTGCCGATCACCCCCGGCTGCGTCTTCGGCGTGAAGTTCGATGGGAACGCCAACCATTTTTTCGCGCTCTTGCCGGTCCACCAGCCAGCCCATATCTCGTGGGGCCTGGTGCCCTTGTCGACGTACTGGAAGATGCGGTTGCCCTCACCCTCGCCGGTCAGCGCCATGTAGAGCGCCGGCCCGCCACGGACCGTGATCTGCGTCTCCCACGTTGGCTTGTGCTCCCACGTCTCGGTGCAGGAGTCCAGGTCCGCCTTCATCAGCCGGGCGACGCGGTGCAACTCGCTCAGGAACGCGAGCCGGAAGGCGTCCTGCTTCAACTTCGCCGGCTTGATCGCCTTGGCGACGAAGATGCCCATCAGGTCACCGCCTCGAACAGCGCCGCGTCGTTCAGCGTCAACTCCAGGAACCCGGCCAGGTCGCGCTTGTCGACCCAGGCGTACAACTCGCCAGGGAGGAACAGGTAGCGGTGGTCCGTCTCGGCACCCACGATGACGCCCCGCCCCTCGCCGAGATACCGCACCTGCGCCAGTCCGTACTGGCCCACGATGACCTTCGGCGCGGCAGTCACGTGGCCCGTGGCCGCTGCCTGTAACCGTCGCCGCCTACCACAATACGCACATGCCATCAGTTACGCTCCGTACCTGTTGATCCTGTTGATCACGATCTGGGCCGCTGCCCAGTCGGTCAGGCTGTGTTCTGCCCACGTCACGTACGGGAACGACGTCCCGGTCTCGCCCTGGCAAAGTTCCAACGTGCCATCCCGGATCGCTTCCAGTTGCGACTGCGCCCACTGGAGCCACGACGCCTTCTCTGCGTCGGTGAGCCGCGCCGTCCCGCACGGGCACCGGTTGATCACCGCGGCGATCCACACGTTGAGGATCGCCAGGTACGTGTCTACCCCGGCAGCCACGGTGCAGTTGCACGCCGCCTGCGTCGACCTGGCGACGTGAATGAACCCCGCCGCCAGGTCCAGGAACCGCTCGATGGTCGTCTGCTCTGACGGCGTCATGCTGTCCAGGCAGAGCAGCGTCGCGTACTGTTGCGCTGTGGCATACCTACCAGTGCAGGCCACGTCAGTCCCTGTCGTGCAGCACGCGGCGCGCTACCGCCTGGTAGCACTCCGCGCCGCGGCGCTGCTGCTCGGTGTCGTGTTGTTCCTTCGGCGTCTCGTTCACGGCCGTCACCGTTGCCGTCTCGACGATGGCCACCAGCTCCGCCTCTGCCACCTGCGCTCTGCGCTTCGTCATGATGTTGCTCCCCCCCTACTGCGGCCGGCGGGCCAGGCGTGTGGCCACCGCGCCCTCAAGACCGGACCACGGCGCGCGCTGCGCCGTGGTGGCGTCAACCACCCGGCCCACCGACACGAGGCCGGCGGCGATCAGCTCGGCCGCCGTCTTGTCTGAGACGCTCAGCGCCCGCTTCAGTTCCGTTACCTGCCGCTGTTGGTTGGTCATCTGCCGCTCCTCATCACGTCGGGTTGGTGACGGCAAGGCCGTTCATCAGGTGGTTGCCCACCCACGCATCCGTCGCGCTGGCGCTGTTGCAGTTGTCCCAGTCACCCACGCCTGCCAGCGGCAGGATACAGCTCTGCCAGTTCTCCGTCACGAGGTTGTCATCACCGTGCGCCAAGTTGATGAAGCAGTTTGGCGCGGCACCCCCGCCTGCGGCCGTGCCGTTGAAGAAGCGGTTGCCATGTATGGCCATATGGCTGGCCTCGTCCAGTTCGATGGCCGTCGTGCCGACATCATCGAACACGTTGTCGTGAACCATTCCGTACCCCGGAGCGCTCTTCGCCGGGTCGGCGTAGATGCCGTAGTTGTCGACGTGCGAGAACACGTTGTGGTGCACGTCGGCGTAGTAGACGAACTCCAGGTTGATGCCGATGTTCACGTTGCTGTCGAAGTGGCACTGGCGCACCGTCAAACCGTCACCCCACTCGGCAGAGCCGGGACCGACCCAGCGCGAGTACACCGCGTTGGCCATGGCCAGCGTGCCGGTGAACGCGAACCCCTCGATCACCACGTCCGTGGCCAGCACGGTGATGGCCGTTCCCAGCGCCACCGGCACCCGCCACGGCACGCCGATGCTGGACGACGGGCACACCCCGACGATGCGGACGCCCGGCACCGTGACCGCCACCGACTCGACCACGGCAGCGACACGGCCCTCCGCTGGGTCATTGTACTGCCAGGAGTTGTTCGCCATCACGAGGATGGTGTCACCCCTATACGGTTGGCAGAGCGCCAGCGCCGCGGCCACGGTAGCCAGCGGCGCCTCGGTGTCGGTGCCATCCCGGAGGTCGCTCACGCCGACGGCGTTGGGGTCGACGTAGAAGACGGCCCCCTCGCACGTCTGCCTCAGCCCCGTCTTGTTGGCCGTGCCTGGCACCCCGAACTGGCCGGGGAACCACGGGTTGGCCCTGGTCAACGGGAGCGGCAGTGCTATGTCGCTAGCGGGCATGTCTGCCTCCTACGCGGCCGGCGGCGCGATGGTGATGCAGTCGGGGCCGATGGTCGTGCCGGGAGCCGCCTCGGTCGCCCGGTTGGCGAAGTTCCCGAGCCAGAAGTCGTTCGTGCCACCCCGGTACTCGCCGGCCGCCGGCAGGCGGTAGATGCCGCCAAGGCGGTTGCCGCTGACGAAGTTACCGTTGCCGCCGTTCAGGTCGATGGCCACCGACGTCACCTGGTTGGTGAGCGAGGCGCCCGGCTGGGCCGCGCGGCCGCTGAACGTGCAGTTCAGGATCTCGGACGAGTTGAACCCGCGCGCCGTGCCGCCAGGGTTGGCGTCGATGTGCTCGATATTCTCCGCGAACAGGCAGTTGACGATGTGCTGCCGGTACGGGTTGGCGAACGAGGAGTCCGTGACGCAGATGGCCCCGCCGCCCGCGCGCGCGAAAAACTCGAACGTGCAGTTGCGGATGGTCACCTCGTAGGCGCCGCCGTACAGGTCCACGCCATACAAGCCGTCGCCGGCCCCGTCGTTGGCACCGTAGAAGTAGCAGTCCTCGATGGTGGTGAACACTGGGATGGCGTTGGCGTCCGCCAGGGGCGCGCCGACCATCGGCAACTGCACGCCACTGCCGCCGTTGTCGGGGCCGAACCGGAACCCCTTGACCGTCCAACCCGGCGCGTTGAGTTGCAGGCACGGCAGGCCGGCAGCCCCCTCCCAGTAGGGCGTCCTGAGTCCCGGTGCCGGCTGACCGACGATACGAACGTACTGGACGTCGTCGGCGTAGGTCGGCGTCACGACCGACTCGACGCCCATGGCGCGCACGATGATGACGTCCCAGGACGACACCGCGTTGACGGCTCCTTGCACCGTCAGTTTGGGCGCGTCCGGGTTGGTGCCATCGTTGGCGTCGTTGGCGTTCCCATGGCCGCTGTCGGCGTAGATGATCTTGCCACGGCTGATGTTGCGTAGCCCCAACTCGTTATCGCTGCCCGGCACACCGAGTTGGCCGGGGTAGAATATCGGCAGTCGCGTGAGCGGGTAGTCCATGCTGTCCTCCTCGTGGTAGGGCGGGGCGGCTATCGACCGCCGCCCCTTCTCACCCAGCCATCGAATATCTCGTCACCCTCATAGTGCCGCGTCCGTGCCTCGTAGTTGCCAGGCTGGACCGGCACCTTCTCCACTTCCTCCGGCTGCACCTGCGCCTCAGGGTTGGCGTGCAGGGCTTTCTCCAGGTCCGCCTTGCGCTCGGGCGTAGTGCTGGGGTCGTCGATGCCCAGCAGGTGCCGGTGCTCGTCTGAGCCCCACTTGATGATGCGCGCTCGCTTGGTGGCCTCGCGGGCGCGACGGCGGTCCTGCTGCGCGTCGCGCCCCTTCGTCTCTTCCACGTGCGCCGCTAGGGCGCCCTTGCCAGTCACCATCTCGCCTCTCTCCCCCATCAGGTCTGAGCCGGCACGCTTACGGCGTGGTGCCGGACGAGTAGTAGATGCCGTTCGGGTCACTGACGCCCACCAGGGTGGCCGGCGTGTTCACGCGCCAGCCGATGGTCGTCTCGACCTCAAGTTCGATGTCGCCGGTGAGGAACGATCCGGTGCGCCAGTCGGCAGAGCCCAGGGCCCCGGAGGCCGTCATTGGCACCTTGTCCGGTGCGAGCGCATACAGGCGGACACCGGGCCGGTTGGCCATGCGGGCCACGGTAACACCGGGCACGCGGGCCGGGTCGGCCATGAGGTACCACGGAATGTTCGGCGCAACGTATGCGATATACGGGTCCTCAACGACGACCAGGGAGCCACGGAGCGGGTTGATCGAGTTAGTCGCCAGTTCGGCGATCCGCTCCGACTGGAGGATCGTCATGGCAGTCAGCCGCAGGATCGGCGGGATCACGAGGTACCGCGGCGCGATCTTGATGGGCTTGCCGCGCGCGTCTGTGCGCTGTGCAAAGGCACTGTACGCGATGGCCAGGTTCGCCGTCGTCAGGCGCCCCGTGCCCCAGTAGAGAGCACCGAGCGCGACCAGCGCCGCCTGTGTGAGCGGGTTGTCGTACAGGGCCGAGACGGCCCACGACTCGAACTCCGTGCCGCTGTCGCCCATCTTGAGCATGATGTCGTTGAAGGCGCCGATGTCGTCGTTGACGAGGATGCGGTTCGAGAAATCGAGCTGCTTGGCGTAGTCCTCGACCTGGAGCTGCACGACGGTCTGCTCGAAGATGTAGTCGGCGTATGCCTCCTCTTTCTCGCGACGGCGGACGGGCCGGCCGAACTCACTGAAACGGTACCGCTCAGCGATGGAGTAGTCGGGCACCGTGTCAGCCTTGACGAACTGCTTCCACTCCATCGTGTTGGCGTCGTAGCGGTCGTACACGCCACGGCTCAGCACGCGGTTGAAGTAGTTCGGGAAGTCGGCGACGGTCAGGGCCTCGGTCAGCCGCGCCGGGCTGGCCAGGTCGTCGCGACGTGCCTGGATGTTCGCATCCAGGAACGGATACACCTCGTTGAGGATGGCCACGCGCGCGTTGTCCTGCGCGTTCTCCGCGAGCGCCAGCTCCATTATCGTCCTCATTATCCCACGCATCAGATACCCCTCCCAAGCGCCACTCCGGCGCGGTTACTGGATCTGCCGCACGGCGAACGCGTCGGTAACGCCGGCGATGGCGGAACCACGCGGGAAGTCGCTGCCGTTGTCCGCCTCGTCCTGGAGCATCACCACGACGCCGAAAATCGGGTTCGCCGCGCCACTCGTGTTCAACGGTGAGGTGCTAAGCTTGCACGTCGCCGGCATGCTGGCCGATGGGTCGTAGTACACGGGGTCGCCGATGTTGATCAGGCCCCACGTCAACTCGGCAACGCCGGGGTTGTACGTGAGGACGTTGCGGACGTTGTGGCGGTACACTGCGCCATCCGCCGTGTTGAGTACCGCGATCGAGTTGGTAGCGTCCAGCGTGATCACCGTGCCGATCAGTTCCGCACCGGGCAGCAGTGACGTCACCGCGGCCGGATCGTGCAGGGTCGGGGTGGTGTCTACCAGGCGCGCATAGGGTATGCGCACCATGCGCTCACGCCCGCCCTCACTCGACTGCTCATAGTTGTATGTCGTCGTACGCGCAACCATCGTAACCTCCTACTGTTGCCTGTTGATGCCGAGCCGCTGGAGTGCGGCCCGCTCTCTGTCCGCCGCCGTGCTCTCCGGTTGGGGCACCCCGGCCGTCCTCGCACCGAGGCCGAACGGCGCCCCCGCCCCGGCTCCGGCCATGGCCGCCTTCATGCTGGTCGCCGCCTCGGCCACGGCCGCCTCGTCCTTGTACGTCGCCGCCAGTAGCGGCAGGCGGAACCCTTCCGTCAGGCCCGCCTCGGCCAGGATCGCCTCCACACGCTCGCGTGCTACCGGTGGCGGCGCGGCCGTGGTCGTCTCGACTGGGGGCTCCTCTGCCACCACGTCTGCCGGCGGCGCTCCCGCGCTCGACTCAGCCAACGCCAGTGCCTGCCCGCCAGCTCCGGCCTCCACCACCCAGTCAACCGAGTGGACCCGGCCGATTGACTCGACAACTTTGGTCTTCTGGCCATCCACCTCCCCTTCGCGCGCCACGCCACTGGCGTAGATGCTCGCGGCCATCATCGGCAGTTGGTTGAGTGACGCCAGGTTACGCGCCCGCTCGGCAAAGTCCCCGTCATGCACGGTGACGCGGCCGACCAACGACCCGTCCTCGGCCACCTTGGTCCCGGTGATAGTGCTGACCCAGTTGTCGTTGCGGCGGTCCTCGGGACGGTGCTCGGACTCGAACATCTTGGCCCCGACGAAGGCCGTGCTGTACTTCGCCAGCAGCTCAGGCGAGTAGTAGTGCCCGTCACGCGCGTTGCCGAAGCCGGGTTTGATGATCACTATGTCCATGCTCAGGGGCGCGCGCGGGTTGGCTGCCGCTGCCGTCTCGGCCAACGCGACCACGTGACCAGACGCGCTCTCTGTAAGTACCTCGCCGCCATCAGGCTCGGGCGCCGCGCCCTCTGCCTTGTCACCGCGCCACGACGTGCTGCCGGTAGCCTCGCCCTTGATCCACGCGCACAGTGCCGCCGCGTCGTCGATGCCCTCCTTGCCGGTCAGGGCCGTGATGCACTTCGCCACCGAGCCGCCGGCCCAGTCGCCGAACGTGTCGATCAGCGTCTCGACGTTGCCCGGCTTGCCGAACTCCTCAAGCGCCACGAGGCCGGCGGCAGTGGCGATGAAGGCGTCCTGCCGCGCCTCCTTCTGGCGCTTGAAGTACTGAATCTGCCGCTCGCGCTCCTGCGCCTTCTCCTCGGTGTCGAACTCATCCAGTTTCTTCGAGCCGTCGGCGCTGTACAGCACCCACTTGTCGCCCTCGTGCTTGATCTTCTCCGTGACGGGCACGTAGGTCGTGACCTGCTGCACCTTGACCGGAACATCACCGAGCGTGACCTTGATGGGCGGGCCAACTTCCCAGGTCACTGCGAGGCGCCAGTAGTCATCACCAAGGTGGAACACGATGTGGTCGGACCACGTGTCCACGACCCACGGGTACGGCCCCTCACCCCACGGTGCCGACGCTGGGTAGCGCGCCAGCAGCGCCCTCTCAATGGCGGCCTGCAACTCCTGGTAGCTCACGCCATCAGGCATCGGGTCTGCCTCAGCCACGGCTTCGTCCTCTATCTCGCCGGCCTCCGCCGCCTCGCCATCCGCCTGCGACTTGAGGTCGGACCACGTCGCCTTCAGGGCCGCCGGCACGTCTGCTAACGCCTGCCGCACGGATGCCGGCAGCGCCTTGTCAGCCAGCAGTGCCGAGGCGTCCCGATACAGGCGCTTGACCTGGTTTTTGATCGTCACTGCCATCTCACTCTCCTACGGTCACACGTACTCGTATGCGCCTATGTCAACGGCAACACCACGAGGCACGCCATCGTAGTCGCGCATCAACCCCACCGCCGTGTCACCGATGCCACGCAGGCCCGAGGCGGCCTGGAGGTGGAAGTTACTCCAGTTGGTCACGAATACGGGGGCGACGCCGGTACCGTGCACCTCGGGGCTCCCACCCAGCGCCTGCCACTGCACCAAGGTGTAGGTGACCACCCCGATCTGGCACAGCGTAGCGTTACCGGCCCACGACGATATGTACACCAGGTCGTTGTAGTCCCACGTGTTGTTGACCAGGTTGGTCGAGCCGGCCGCCATGTTCACGCAGAAACTCGACCAGGCGTTGACGCCGTCGTTTTTGTCCTGGTACAGCACGTTGCTGGAGAACACCCAGCCCGTAACGTCGTTGTACATGTCGATGGCCTTGCCGACGTTGTCCACCACGGTGTTGCCGGCGAACGTCATGCCGTTCGCGTTCGCCAGGGTTTGGAACCCGTCCACGGCGTTGTGGTCTAGCACGTTGTTGACCACGCGACACGCGCACGTCGCGGCATACTCGGCACTGGCGACCATGCCGTGCTTGTTGCTGTAGCAGTGGTTGCCCTCAACCAGCAGCCCGGTGCACGTATTGAGCTTGATGCCGGCTCCCACCGGGTTGGAGTACGCTGAGTTGCCTAGCACGACCCCACTCGTGCACTCACGTAGGTACATGCCGTGGTCGGCGTCGGCGGCGGTCCCGTTGGAGTACACGGTGTTGTGCAGCACGGCGATCTCGGCCGGCCCACGTAATGGCAGAGCAACACCATTGTACTGCACCGCCAACCCGGTAGCGTGGTTGCCGTGGACTGTGCAGTCCTCAACCACCGGCCGGAGCGTCTTGCCCACGCCGGTGTCGTTGACGTAGATGCCGAAGTAGACGTGAGCGTCGCGCGCCGTAACCCGCGTGAGCGTCACGTCTCGGCAGTCCTGCAACCTGATGGCAAAGTTACTGTTAGCCGAACCGGCGATGTCCAGGTCACGAAACGCGAGGTAACCCTGCCCATCCGCCGCCAGCGTCTCAGCCGCGTGGTTCTGCCCTGTGATCGCCGGCAGAGCGCCGGCGCCGTAGGCGCCAAACGTGATCGGCGCCCCTGCCTTGCCCGATACCGCCACGACCCAGTCCGTGCCAGACCACGCCTCGCCCCTCTTGAACAGCACGCGGTCGCGCGGCCTTAGCGCCTTGGCGTTCAGGCCGGCGACGGTCTGGAGGGGCGCATCCTCGCCACTACCGCGCGCCGCGTCGTTGCCGGCGGTCGCGTCGTAGTAGTAGGTATGCCCTGGGGTCGGGTAGCGCCGAACGTGGCTCCTCATGTCGCTCAGTCCAACCGCTCGACGTCGATGGCCAGGTAGATGGTCGTCGTGCCAGGGGATGTGACCGCCAGGGTCTTGACGTAGGCGTAGATCGTGGTCGTGGCCGCCCCCGCCTCCAACTCTAGGCCCACCCCGCGCACCGTGGCGTTCTGGAACACCGTGCCGCCGGTCGAGGCGGAGTAGTCCGCCGCCGCAATCGGCACCGACCCCAGGAACTTGGGGCAGTCAGCCGCCACCAGGGTCAGCACGCCGTTGTCCGCGACGGGAGTGGCCAGGTCGGCGTGAAGAACCACACCTCGACCGGGATGGCCGTCGTCACCACCCCCAGCAGCTTCACGGAGTTGACGACGACGTGCCCGCCGATGGCCCGCGCAGCGCCGGCGAACGTGACGAGTCCGCCCATTGCGTCGCCGATGGTGTATGCGCCGTTGGTCACGGTCAGGGTGGCTAGGATGGTGTCAGCGTTGCCCGAGGTCACGATCGGATTGGTGCCGTTCGTGACGGTCACGTTCTCGTTCGGGATGAACGGGTCGATGATCGTCCCGGTGCCGCTGGCCGACAAGTACCGTTGAAGGCAGGCCCCGTCTTTGATCTCTATGTTAGCCACGCGCTATCCTCCACACCATCACAGTGCCATCTCCGCCACGGCGCTGAACACGCCAGGCGCCCCAACGGCACCAGACTCAGCGCACTGCACGCGGAACGCCTCTACCCCGTCGAGCCCGATGACCATGGGGTGGCGCCACCGTTCGGTGGCCGTGCCCACAGGGGTATACACGAAATGCCGCCGCTGTAGGTGCTCGACGGTGTCAGCACCGGCAGCAACGGCAGCGGTGGTCCACGAGGGGTCGGCATACCAGACCGTGCTGCCGGCCGGCCGCAGTTCCACGAAGTAGGTCACAGCGCCGGCAGCGGTGGCGGGGTCCTCGTCGTACGAGAGGTACAGGCTCAGCCAACGGTAGCCGGCACAGGGCACCTCGGCCGACGCCTCGTACGCCCCGGCGGCCGGCAGGGCCGCGGCGGCCCGGACAGTGACGACGGCCGGGATCATGTTGGGGTTGCCGCTGAACTCCACCTGGTCACCCTCCCTACCACGAAACGCAAAACGGCCGCCGGCGGGGCTCGTCACCCGCGCCGGCGGCCTTGCGCCGGTATCACGCGCGCGTTGCGCGCTATGGTCTCATCTCGTGTCAGTCTACATCCGCACTTGCATACGTGTCAAGCGCTGCTAGACGATCTCCTGGATGCTCACGCCGAACGTGTCGGTCGCCTCTACCGTGCCGCCCGGCCACGTGACCTGGCACTGCCCGTACCAGTCGCCCACGTTCTGCGTCTGCGGCGCCGTGAACGAGTAGGTCACCTGGCCCGGCAACCCCGTCTTCGTCATGGCGGCGCCGTTCACGATGCGCCCCATCGCCTGGCCGAGGCCGACGTACAGGCGTACCGTCGTCGCCACGTTCGATATGTCCACCGCCACGCCAGCGCGCGTGATGTTCACCACCAGCGCCGGCGCGGTCATCCCCCGCCAGGTGCCGTACGTCACGTTCACGGCCACAGCACGCCCTCCACCTCGCCACCATGCAGTTCCAGGTCCACCGTCACCGTCGCCTCCGGCAGCGCCACGTCGATCACCACCGTGTCTTCCAGGGCCAGCGCCACGTCAGTCACCGCCGAACTCCTTCAGGATAGTCTCCAGGGCCGTGAGGGCCGTGGCCTTGGGCTCCAGCGGCACCACCTCGGGCCGCGACCAGGCTACCGGCGTGCCGTCGGCTCGCACCAGCACGCGCAACGTCACGATGCGCGGGGCGCCGTGCGGGTCAGCGCCGCACGAGGCCAGGCGCGCCAGGACCGGCTGCCAGCACTCAAGAGTCGCGCCGTTCATTGGCGTACCCTACCCCGTCTTCCCGAACGGAGCGAACACGTATGGCTTGCCGTCAGCGCTCTTTGCCTCATCATTACGTGCCTTGCGGTGATCGTCCTGCCCCTGGCAAATAGCGTCGGGGATGCCGTTAGGATAGGCTCGACATTTCGGGTAGTTGAGCAACTGGATGCAGCCGAAGCAAGGCGTTTCTACGACCGTGCCACTCACTGGTCACCTCCGCCAAACATGGCGCGCTCGAAGGCGCGAGAAATCCGCGCGTCCACTTCGCCGCGCCCGCTCACCAGGATGGTGAACACCTCAGCCTCCCACTCCTGCGAGTTGTCGCGTGCTCGTGCTGTGGGTGCGGCACCCTGATAGGCTGGCCTCAGACTGCCCGACCCAAATTCATCACGCAATGCACGCGTGAAGGGGCCGTCCGAGGAGTCCGCCTGTTGGCCGTACTTGAAACCCCACTGGTGACCCATCTCGTGCAGCGTCGTCGCCTCGTACAGGTCCTCGAAACGGTACAGACTGTGTTCCTGCGCCGTAGCGCTGGTGTAGTCGTCGTGCACGGCCATGGCTCTGGCCCGCTCAGCATACTGCAACGACTCGGCGGCCAACGTATCGGCGGCCTTGATGTAGGCCCTCTGCTCTGACTCCGAGCCCTCACCCTGCCTGAACCGCATGTGGGCCACCATCGTGGCGGCTTCCTCCGCCTTGGCCTCCACTTCAGCAATGCGCTCGTCCCACGGCGTCTGAGCCCCTATGAACACCGCCCCGTCCTGACGATTGGCTCCACCGTTGTTCTTCACGTTGCCGAACCTGATGGAGGTGACGTTATCCAGCCCGTACTCGGAGATGACATACTTAGCCGTTCCCAACGCCCGCTCTGCGTCATCGACGGTGCCGCCATCCAACTTGAACTCATCGCCGATATCAACTTGCACAGGGCCAGCGCCGAGGTCACGCGTGCACGTGTCACACGACCTCTCGGCGTCCCGATGGAACAGGTCCGCCCGCTCGGTGCCACCGGTACTGCCACCCGCGTCGCTGAACCGCCCAGCCTCATCGCGCGGGTGCAAGTCAGGGTCCCAGTCCGCCTCGGCATACCCTGCCGAGGCTGTAAACACACCACTTTTAGGTTCCAGCGCTATCAGCTCATTTAGCCACTCAGCTCTCTTGTCCATAGTACCTCTGAGCGAACTCGTGAGCGCCATCGGCCGTGAACATGTAATCGTTCATCCAGGACTGCTCGTACACTCGCGTCATGCCCAACTTCTCGTAGAATCCCACGGCATCCGGGTCAGCGTCTAGCGTAACCCCTCGGCCTTCAGCTCCTGCTATGCGGCATATGTAGGCCATCATCGCTGTGCCCTGGCCCGGTTGACTGCGTGTGCTGGCGAGCGCTCGCACTTCCAGGTCGTTGCCCTTGATGCGCACGGAAGCCATGGCCTCCAGTTGGCCACTGTTACCAGGCTGCCGTAACCCGTATGCCTGGTACTTGTCTGGGTCGTTGCGGGTATCCCCCATGATCAGCCACGCTATCTGGGAAGCCATGCCACTTTCGCCAAACCCCCCCAGTTCAGCAGCAGACACACGGTCTAGACGCGCCACCTCCAGGCCAGTACCGATATCAGTCCCCAGCACACGGTGCCCTTGGCCCTTGATCGGTTTCGACGTATCATCTACACCCGGTCCGCCTCCAGCATCGCTAAACCGCCCCGCCTCATCGCGCGGGTGTAGGTCGGGATCCCAACCATCTTCCGTCAGTATCCCAAGTTCCTTGGCCGTATCAGCATAGGCATCGGAGTATGCAATCGTCACCGCAATGCCGCGCGCCTGTAGCGTCTTCGCTAGGGCCTCGGTCTTCTGTACGTAGTACTGCCTGTCGTCCTCGTACTCCCCGTAGCCTCCTTCCATGACCATGGCCACGCCGGTGATCGCGTTTGGTGTCAGACTGAGTCCTGTATAGCGCACCTCGCGCTCCCACTGCTCGTTACTGGCCATGGGATACTGCACCGCTTCCCAGTCACCGTTGAGTTGGCCCCGATCAAATGCCAACACCGCCACACCGCTATCCCCGCCGAACGTGCTGGCGACGCGAGGCGATATCGTCAGACCTACCGTTGACTCTAACTGCCCACGAGTGCGTTCACCTGTGACCCAACCAGCCCCGTATAGCCGTCCGTCCTGGTCTATCTGACTCAGCACCTGCGGGAGGTCCCGCAACCCTACACCACGATACAGGGTATCAGCATCCGCTGCGGCCGTGTTGAACGTTGCCTGCCACCGCTCATGCTCCTCTGGCGAACGTGCGGCGTCACCCTCTGGCACCCCCCGCGGGTAACCAGGGAGGCCAGGTTCAGGGCACGCCGCCTGTCGGGAGGATGTGCGCGTGATCGCCTGCTTGGTGGCGCCAGCGCGCATCCCTTGGCCACCGGTACCACCACCCGCATCCGTGAACCTACCCGCCTCGTCGCGCGGCTGGTCGTCCGAGTACTCGGCATACCCCGCGTCCGCCATCTCGTCACCGGGGCCACCACGGTGCCCGATCCACCCATCCGCCTGGTTCGCCGGCACTTCCCTACGACGCAGTTCGCAGCGGCAATTGCCACCACAGCTACATTCCTCAGTCGGCAGTGGCAGGTCACCGGAATGTTGCCAGCCACGAGCGTGGTAGCCCAGGCAATTGTGCACAACAAACCCGTTGGCGATATAATGATGAGCGTCCGCCACTTCGAGATTGTATACAGGAGTTGCCTCGCCATGGCTTGTGTACGTTGCGGAGTCAACTGCAAGACCTTGTTCTGTAGGCATTGCGGTAAGGCCCATGATCTTTGTGCGTGTGGCGCCGTCAAGTTGCGCAAAGTCACTCTGTGTCCTGCATGCCGGCCTAAACAGGCTAAACCAACATGCGAACAATGCGGCCGTCCTGTCTACAACAAACATTCCCGGCTCTGTCGCACATGTTATGGTTACCGTAATTGGACAGAGGTTGAGGACATGTTTCTGCGGCACGAATATGCGGCACATGGCGCCGCGTACTGCGCTGATCATCTTGACCGTTCGGTCGAGAAGGTGCGAAGCCGTGCCTCGCGCCTTCGCATTGCCGTTGTTCCTGACACTTATGACCGTCTTGTCCACGGTGGCGCTTCCCGCGCTAACAAGGGACGCAAGTTCTCTGCCGAGACGCGACAGGCGATGCGCGAACGGGCATTGCTTCGACGTGACGAATATGCTGGTTACCTTCTGAAGGGTCGCCTCGTATGCCAAGTTCAACGCCGCAGCAAGGCCGAACAACGGCTGTGCGACATGCTCGACACGATGACTGTCCCCTACGTTTCCCAGTGCGTCGTCAACCAGAAGTTTATCTGCGACGTTGTCGTAGGCAACCTGGTCATTGAGGTTGACGGTGACTACTGGCATGGGCACCCGCGTTTCGAGCCGCTCGACGCGCGTCAACTTGCACAACACAAACGTGACGCCAGCAAGACGGCCTACTTGACCGCGTGCGGATACGTCGTCGAGCGCATCTGGGAGAGCGACCTGACCGTGGAACGAGTCCGCAGTGTCCTTACTCAGCACAACTTGCTGGCCGGTGGCGAGTAGATGTGCTGGCCACCATTCACCACTTGGCAAGAGGAACGGGTGGTTACCTGTGCAGGTGACCGCAAAAGAATCGCTCTCAACGCGCCATAACTCAGTTTCCAATCGGTGCATAGTGTCTATCACGGGCCTAGGCCCCATCGTCGTTATGGCCATATCCCCGACACGCACATCTTGAATTGGCGCCCACCTTTTCGTCAGCCGAATTAGCGTATCGGCAGGGAAACACTCGGGGCAGTGCTTGTACGGTTCTCCCAGGTCGCGGATTTCGATGGTGACGTTCCCCTCAGCCGCTGCGGGGAGACGCGCACGCTCCACCTGGTAGTACTCCGCTCGCGCTTCACCCACGTACATGTCCATGCGCGCCTGGGCCTGGGCACTGGATGCCTCTCCCTTGGTCATGTCGGCGCCCAACTGCCGTAGGTGGGTGAACTGGTCCGCCAGGCGCGTGGTGATGCCCGCACGGTCGGCGTCGGTGAGGCGATCCCAGCCGCCGGCGGCGAGGGCGGCGTTCTGCACGTACTCGCGCTGTAGCATCGAGGATGCGCGGGCGAACCACGTGTTCTCGCTGATGCGCCCATCCAGCATCGCCTGCACGCCGGCACGGAGGCGCCCCTCACGTTCGGTGGTGCTGCGCTCCAACAGGTCCATGATTCTGGTGCGCGCCACGAAGCGCCCGGTCTCGTCCGAACGGTACCGACTGGCGCTGGCATCCCACTCGTAGCCCTGGAGAACGTAGGGGCCGGCCTCGACGAGAACGTTCATGGCGCCGCCTTCACCCGCGCGTCCAGCAGGCGCTTGTACCTAGCGGGCACCCAGTCAGCGGCAAACCATTCGACACGTGCCGCCTGCACTGCTGCTGCGTCCACTCGGGCCATCGCCGCTATGTCGTCGTCGGTCAACTGGTACGTGGCCGGGTCCGCGTCCTCTGGCACCAGCGCCAGCAGGCGCGCCACCCACTCCTCGGCGTCCATCGCGTCGTCGCCCAGGCGCACGAGGGCATCCACCTGGCGCCGGCCCCACTCCTCTCTGTTCACCGCCGCCTCACAGGTCCACGTCGTGACTGCGCTTCACGGCCGCATGCAGGTCGCGGATGGTCTTGCCGACCGCGTCCAGTTGCTCGCACAGAGTGAGGACGTCGTCGGCATGGGAACCATGCAACTGGCCCTTGGTTCCCCGCAAGCTGTCCATGCAGAGACTCAGGCCCAACAGTGCCACCAGTCTGTTGTGCTCGGTCAACACCAGCGGCAACGGCATCTGCTCACCCCCTCATCAGCACGCGCGAGGCGGCTGCCAGCATGGCCGACAACTCCTCTGGACTCAGGTGACCTAACTCTGCCAGGCCAACCCGCGCCTCTTCCACCGACCGCGCAGGTGGCTCCTTGTCGGCGTCTGGCTCCTGCGGTGGCACCTCATCAGTTTGTGCAGACGCCTGCCTTTCCTCGCCATCCTGGCCCGGTGCCTCGCCCTTGGCGATCTGCTGCGCCAGCCGTCTGTTCTCCTCGGCCTGCTGCTTCGCGGCGTCCAGCGCCTGCACCACCATGTCAGCACTGATCACGTCCTCTACGTCCTGCACCCCCACCGCCTGGAGCGACGCCTGCACGATGGAGGCGATGATCGGCGGGATGGACGCGTCGGGCAGCATGGCAGCCTGCATCAGCGGCAACACGACCTGCGCCGTCACGTTGACGATGTTCTGCACCTGCGCCGCCGTGTCCGTCTCAAGCAACTTGTCAAGGTTGACCGTCACGTTCTTGGCGTCTATGCGGTCTTTCCCGTACCTGTTCGCCATGTCAAACACGATCCGGGCCACGTCACGCCACACCGAGGCCCAGAACGACTGGTACGCGCCGAATGACAGCTGGATCGGACGCTCCATCGCCGTGGCAGTGTTGCCGGCGATCAGCGGGGCCCCATGGCGCCGCGTGACGAACATGCCGTCTGGTGGGACCTCAAAGCACCACACCAGGCCGCGATATTCCTCGACGGTCACGTTGATGTGCCGCCGCAGATGCAAACGTTCGCGTCGGTTGCGGTACAACCGCCAACCATCGCGTTGCATCCACCGGCTGGCTGCATCTCCGTGATGTGGCCCGGCCGATCGTATCTGCGTCAGTTTGCCCCACTCGCCATGATGCAGCATGAGACGTTGCACGTCGTCCAACAGCAGGCGAGAGGTGCTGTCAAACCCGCCAACCTGTGTCACGGGGTGGCCGTCCATGCGCTCATGCCCATCACCCGCCATGTACGCGTCCAACAGTAGCGTTGCCTGTTCATGGGGCAGTGCGAACACGAACGCCGGCAGGCGCCGATTCCACTGGTAGTGGCCTACGTTATCACGCAACCACGCATGCAAACTGGCATCGCTGCACCGCCATCGCCAGTACGCGCCCTTCATCGGTTTGCGACTAAATGCGAATGGGAGGCGCTCCAGACACGCATCTATGGCCGCGACTTCGGCGGTCGCATTCATGCGCTGGCAGAGACTCACCACATGGCGATCCTCCAGGCTGCCCTCAGCGATCCACCAACCCAAAAACGTCAACCAGGCGTCAGCATCCAGTGGCCGTTCCACGGGCTCGTTGCCCAGGTAGAACTGTTCCAGTCGCTCATGGGACGTGATGCGTGCCATTGACGGTAAACCGAACGCTACCGGGAGGGCATCAGCACGCACGACGGTAAACGGTCGCACGTGTTGCCGATTCTCGTGTGTCTCGTCGCTGACAAGCATCCGATGGTTGGGCGTCACCAGGGCGTCGACCTGCGCACCACACAACCGCACCATCGGTCCCGCATACGCGTATACGTGTAGTGCAGACGGTTCGCGGTATGTCAGAACCCCATCACCTGCCGAGTAACTCGCTATGCGCTGCCCCGGCACCCACTGATGCCATGCACACCAACCATCCTCGGTCAACACCTCGGTCTGGTTGTCATAACACGCGAGTCGATATGCATCACCGATGCCTGCGTAGTGCGGGAAGATACGCGCGCTGAGGAGCGCGTACCACGCCAGCGACTCCCCGTCCGCCTTGGCGTCAGAGGCGCCGGTGTCGAGGTTGAGCTGCCGCAGGCTCTGCGCCTCGTTGCCGAGGTACGTTGACCCCGACACCGGCGGTGGGTTCTGCTCCCAGTCGCCGGTGCTGCCGGCACGTTGGAGCGTCGAGGCGATCTGTGCCTGCACCGCGTCCACACCACGAGAGCCCGACTTCGTCTTCAGTTCGTTCACGAACATGGACCGGGCCTCAGCGACGTTGGCCCGGTTGACGCGGAACTGCTCGTGCTCCTTCACCCAGCCGTGGCCGGTGGTCATCAGTGGCCAACCGCGGCCATTCTCGTCCGCCTTGTGCGCCACGCACACGACGCAGACGAACGTCATCGACGACGCCTCGTCTGCCCTGATAGCGCCCTGTGGCAACAGGTCACGCGCCTCGATCTTCTTCCCATCGAGATCCCACCCCAGCCAGTTGGGATCGTTGCCCCTGGTATTGCCGAGCGGCGCCTCACCACCGGCGCGCGGACCGCCGCTCAGGAACGCCAGGTAGTCCGGGTAGTAGGCATCGTGGAGCTGGCCGTACGGGTGGCCAGGGTCAACCTCGGACCACTGGCGATGCCACCAGACTGTCGTGGTCGCGTCACCCGGCGCCATGATCCGGTCGACAAACTCCAGACTGTTCAGCGACCGGATGGTGCATTTGCCGGTCGCCTTGGACGCGTACATGGCGAGGAACCGCTCCCCGTCGTGCAGCACGTTGTTGCTGAGGTCCTGTAGGTAGCGGGCACCCAACACCATGGCGTTCCGGTCAGCCGCCCAGAACTCATTCCAGACCTCGGCCGCCGTCTCGTCGTCTGCCACCACGTCGACGTTCTGGCCGTGGCCATACGCGGTCCACAGCCACATGGCATACTCGGCAAGGGGGCTGGATCGTACCAGGTAGCGCGACTCGAAAACGGCACGGCGCCGGTCTGCCTCGTTAGGCTCGCCGACGCCGAGTTGTAGGTACCCCACCTCGCGGATCAGGTTGGTCAACGTGTGGGAGTCCAGCTCCATCAGGTCACGCGCGAGGTCTCGCGGCTGGTACGAGTAGGGGCCGCGTACGTATCCCTCGCGCATGATGACGAACGCCTCGCGTATCGCCTGCACCTCCGGTCCCAGGAGGAACCCGGCCAGGCGTTGCCGTATGCTAGGCATCTGCCCCACTCCTCAACTAGCACCTCCCCCGTCGCTACCATCATACACTCAGGCAAGGACGCAACGCGAACGCGGGGCAGGGTTCACCCCTTGCATGAGGCGGCGCAAGACGAACGGCGGAGCTGCCAGGTCCGGTACTGGAGGGACTACAAGCCACCAATTGCGCGGCGCCACCGCGTCGCTCTCAACGATCCTGATCGTCATGCCACACACGGTGATGTGGCGCTCACGGATTGCATTTCGCTCGTTCGCGCTGGCAGGATCGAGGTTGATCACAGCAACCCTCCTAGAACTGCACCGGCTGGCACCGCGCCAGGCCGGTATGCCGAACAGTCCGGACGACGTCACAGCAGCCCCCCTATCGGCGCGCCGGCCATCCGCTCGGCGCACTCGGTTGACACCACGTCCATGGTCACCCCGGCCAGGTCGCACCAGAACTCCAGCGTGCGGTCCTGCCCGCATATCCACGCCCACGCGTCCTCGCTGTCCGGGGTCCAGGGCGAGCGAAGCACCGCCCTGGACGACGTGTTCGGCTCCACCCACGCAATGTCGTTCAGGGTACGCGCCAGCACCCCCAACGCGATCAGTCGCCCGGCCTCGGCATCCTCGTCGTCGGCGCCCAGGGCGTGGTAGATGACGCCCTGAGCCTCCTCGACGAGCACCGTGACGTCACACCGACGGCCCTTGGTCGTATCGTTGATCAGGCTGAGCACGCCGATGAGGGTGCGCATGGCGCTCTCCATCACGCCAAGTCTGGCCTCATCGGTGACGTTGATGCTCTCGTTTTGCGCCATGGCGCTACTCCCCCGCCATGTCCTCGCCCCCAGCAACCCACGCCAGCGGCGCGATGACGTATGCCGTCTCGTCGTCGGAGAGAGCAACAGTGGCCATACCCCACCCGCCCTCAGAATCTAGCGAGAACCCGTCGACACGGGAGAACTCCAGCACGTCAGGGGAGAGCGCGTACCCCGGAATCGTGGTGGTGCCGCCGCCTGGCGTGGGCGTTACGTGCACCTCCGTGCCATCTGCCATGTGCGCCGGCGTGCCGAACAGTCGGTCTATCCCCTCGGTGACGCTCCGCAAGATGTCGCCAAACGCACCCACAAGCGTGCCGGCGCAGTCAGCATCCGTCTCATCCGTGTCGTCTGGAACGTGGACGAACACGCAGGTTGCGTCTGGAGCATGGACGAACACGCAGGTTGCGTCATGGTTGAACACGAGGTAGTCCCACCCGCGATGGTGGGGGCAGGTACGATGGAGGTAGCCACCGAGTAGTGTGCCTTCATCGGTATCGTACTCAGGCCGCCACAAGCTCACTATCATCAGCGCCCCGCACCGGCTACAGTGGCGCTCTTCGTTAGCCCAGTCCGGCACCTCTTGCGCGGCGCGGCGCCGGCGCAGGTACTGCCACACGTCCGTGACCGCGACGAACACAAGCAAGCATAGCGCGACGGCAATCGCGATCACAGAGACGATGCTAGCAACTCCTTCCACTTCACTTCCCCCCTCGCTGCGAGTCGTCGATGCTGTACAGCACGAACACGACCACGGCCACCCCGATCGTCAGCGCCCACCAGACGCCGCTCCGTGTGTTCACCCCCATGGCCATCCCTATCACGGCCGTCATCGCCACGAACACCAGCGCGGCCAGTCCTCCGTGCCACACGTGTCTCATATGGTGCCCTCATCCTCGTCTGCGTCATCGACCGCGTACCCCCGCGCCCTCAGGTCGTCCAGCCATAGGTGCCTCGTGTCGTGTGTGCCAACCTGCACGACGGCCACACCCCCGTACCCGAGATTGTCGCGTTCACCGGCCAGGTACTGATCCAGCATTGTGCGGGACACGCCCACGGTGAACCTTACGGAGTCGTTCGGGTTGGCCGACAACGCCTGTTGCAGCCAGTCGAGCGTCTGTTGACGGTATTCTGCCGTCGGAACGAGTGCCACCTCTGCCAGCAGTTGGAGCACCTTCCCCTCAACCATCGAGCACCTCCACATCCTCAACGTAGCACCGCCTTGCAGGCGCGCAACTACGCCGTTCGCCCCCAGCGCTCGCCCGGTTGCCGCTCCTGGTACGTCAACTGCACCGCGCCCGCCATCTGCGCCTCGCGCCACAGCGTCGGCCCGATCAGCGCCTGGAGCACGGCGTCGGCACAGTTGGTGGACCGCTGCCGCTTCAGGCGTTTCCGTATCTGCTCCTTGCCCTCCACCCGGTAGCTGTGCGACGTGCCCTCCGTCACCCGGTCCACCACGTCCGCCCGTGGCGTCACCAGTTCCTCGGTCAGGTCGTCGTCGGGCGGCAGGGCCAGGCCGATGCCAGTGTTGGGGTCCAGCATCTCACGCATGAGCCACCACATCGCCGTGCGCCAGTTGACGAAGCCGAGTTCGCCTGAGGCGTCGGTCAGGTCCGTCCGGTTGCCGGCGTGGAACGGGATGGCGTCGCCGTAACCCATTTGGCGCAGGCGCTGCACCACGCCGGCGCCGATGCCGATGCAGTCGATGAACACCGGCGCCGGCTCGTGCGACAACTGGCGCTGGATGATGGTCACCACGTCCATCAACTCGGTGCCCTGCGCCAGACGCGCGTGCTGGTCCAGGCGCTCAACCACCGTGCCGTCGCGCACCACCGCTAGCACCGTCGGGTCGCCCTCCGGGCCGCCCATGCCAACGTCCACCCCCACGCTCGTCACTCGGCCAGGCTCCCCACCGTCCTGCACCCGGCGCGTCCAGGCGTACCAGCGCTCGTGCGCCGCCTCCACCCACTCCAGCGGGATGATGCCGTCCGACACCTCGCTGCCGAAGTCAGCCAGGACGTGCATGTGGTAGAGCGCGCTGTCCTTGCCCCACAGGAGCCCCATGTCCTCCACCCACTGGGCGCTGACGCGGTGCGCCGCCACCGCGCGTTGGAGGTCCACCTTCATCACGTGCCAGCGCTCCAACCCCGGCAGGCGCTTGAACATCTGGTAGAAGCGGCCGCGGCGCCGGCCCGGAGTGCTCGTGGCGATGGCCAGGGTTTCGCCACCGTCTGCCTCACCGGCAGAGAGCGAGCCCTCGGCGCTGTCGAATATCTCGTCAGGCACGCTCTTGGCCTCGTCGAAGACGTACAGCAGATGGTCGGCGTGCGCGCCCTCCAGGTTACCGGGGCGGTCGCTGGCGGCGCCGAACGCGGCGCCGTTCGGCAGTTTCAGGGAACTGAGCAGCAACTCCTCGCGCGTGAACGGGGCGCGGCCAATTACGTCCCAACGCAGGCGCTTCGCCCACTTGTGTACCTCGGGCCACAGGTAGCGCAGCAGTTGCGCCCACACGGCCGCCGTTGTGACGATCTTCCAGTCCACGCCAGCCGCGTCGCGCGTGGTGGCGAACCACAGGATGATGAGCGCGTTCCAGGCGGTCTTGCCGGAACCGCGCGAGGCGCGTTCGGCGAACCGTTTGTGCTCCCACAGGGCCTCGGCCGCCTCGATCTGGTAGTCGGTCGCCCCCTTGCCCTCGGGCCAGCGCACGCAGTCGCGCAGCCACCCGGCCGGGTCGCCCCAGTAACGTTCGGCGTAGTCGGCGCTACCGCTCCGGTTGGTGGTCAACCCCGCCTTGAACTGGGCTGCCAAGGAGCCCATCAACCCCCTGTGCAACTTCGGCCAGGATGGTAGCCCGCGTCCTCCGGTCTGCAACGTGCGCCTCCACCGCTACACTCAGCATGTCCTGCACGACGCCGACGAACAGCATGGCCTGTTTGGCGGTCAGCATCTGCTCTGCCTGGGCCAGGCGCTCGCGTTCGCTCTCCACCAGCACGCGCCGCCGATCTATCGTCGTCAGCAGTTCCCGCCACCGCTCGGCCTCCGTGGCACCCCGCTGTATCAGGTTGTCGACCTCGTTCAGGCAGACGGCGAGCGTCTTGGTGTCCCCAGCAATCCTCGCCTCCTCCATCTCCTGGCGTGTCCGGCCCAGTTGCAGCCACAAAGTGCCGGCCTCACCCCTGTCCAGCCCGGCGATCAGTTCGCTGACGCGCGCGTCCACGACCGCCACGTCGTCCCGCAGGCTCAGCAGTTCGGGGTCTGCCAGCGCCGCAGCGTAGCGCGCGGCCAGGCGCGTCGGCAGGTCCTTGGCGTAGCGGCCATGCTTGTAGTTGGGGTGCGCCGGACCACGCAGGCTGGCGCCTCCGTGATGGTAGCACACCTCGCGCCCGGCCATCGCCGGCGCCCGACACCGCTCTCCTGTCCGCTTACTGTGCGCCGTGCACTGGGACACGAGGTTACCGTCCTGTCATGCGGACTACTGCCGCAGCGTTGCGCGCGCGCACGTCACGGTGTATGCTACTCGCATGAACAACACGCTGTTCGTAGGTGAGATGCCGAGTACCGAGAACCCAGGGCCACCGCTCGGAGGACGCTGCGGTGAGCGTCTTGGGAGTCTGCTGGGGGTGTCGTGCAGAGACTTCCTCACGCACTACAGGCGCGTAAACCTCATAGCAGTCAAGCACGACTCGTTCCCTCGCGCCGCCGCCGCGCTGACCGCAGCAACGCTGCCGCTGGACGACGTGACGGGTCTCGTGCTGTGCGGCCGCAACGTCGCGCGCGCGTTCGGCATAGTCGACGCCACGTTCCTGGCAGTGGTCACGGTTCGTCAACTGCCTGCCCTGCTGCTTCCTCACCCGTCGACCCGCTGCCGGTGGTGGAACGACCGCCGCAACGTCGCCGCGGCGGCGGCAGCACTCCAGGCGTTCGTGACGTGAACTCATCGCGTCACCCCCTATCACCGTCTAGCCTGTCTGCAACTAGCTCAAGCAAGTCCGGGGTGATCGCCTCGTCAGTGACGTGCACCAGCCGCATACCGTACTCGTTGACCAAGGGCATGGTCTCATCACGTGCTCCAGGTTTCAGGCGCAGCGGAGTGTCGAACTCTTTGCCCCAGCCTTGAACGTAGTGCTGCGGTCTTTGCCAGCGTCGTATCACCCGCACCACCCCAGGCCACTGACGCTCCAAACTCCGCGCCATCCTCAAGCGCCCGTCACCGTGATACAGAGTATCGGTGTTTCCACCCTTCATCACCATCGTTCGCACCTTGTCCACGGTGAACGCCTGCACGAGTACCGTGCACCAGCCACCGGCAAGGGCTTGCAGGCAGATGTCAGTATCCTCGTTGTAGCGACCTCGCCACCGAAACGGCATCGCGTTGTCAAACAGGCAGCACGAGTATACGTGGGCGTTCAGGACGAACGGGGGCTCCTTCCTGCCGTCTGGCACGAACATGGTATAGGCCAACCCGCTGATGGCCACGTTCTCGTAGCGGTCCGTGAAGTCCTCCACGACCCGCAGCGCTACACCAGCATTGCAGGGGATGCGCTTTCCTCGCCAGCGCCTGCGGACCTTGTTTATGTTGTCGTCGAGTTGCCAGTGCCGCCCGTGGCCCTCGGCTATCGCGTGGTCCATGATCCAGTTGCGGGCCGGCACCACGCTCCCGGCGTCGCGGAACGGGAGTACCAGCACGCACTCTGGCCCGAACACGCCGACGTAGCGGTTGGCCTCCTGAGACTCAACCACCAGTCGAAACGGTACCCCGTCACGCAGGAAACACTGCGCCGTGAGAGATGCGTCCCACCTGCCCTTAGACGGGATGTACACCGGGTAGCGCGGCATGACCTGATCGTCCATGGCTACCCCGTCCTGAACTGCATGGCAGACAGGTTCTGCCGCCCCTCTACTGGCGGCCACCACATCGACTTGCTCTTCACGCTCACCGCTGTCAGGCCCAGTTTAGTGAAGAAGGCGTTGCGGTCCTCGACGGACCGGAAACTGACCGTGACTTTGAGCACGTCTTCCTGCGGATCATACTCCGGCATCCCCACCCACTCAGCAGCCTCGTTGAAACCGCTGATCTCGTCGCCAGTCCTGGTCACCATCACCAGGGCGGCCAGCATCGCATCGTCGTACCCCGTGCCACGCAAGCCTCCTGGGTTCTTGTCCTTGACCTCCTTCAACAGTTCGGATAGCAGCCTGTCGTCTATCTCGGCTAGGTGCCTCACCTCGTTGTCGCCGGTCAGCACGGCCAGGGCCTGCGGAGAATCGGCATCCACAGGCAGGCGTACGACCGGCACGCGCTGTACCCCAATCCGGCGCAGCGCCGCCACGACGCCGTGCCCGGCCAGTATTGTGCCGTCGCGCGCTACCACCACGTTCCGGTACAGGCCGTATTTCTGGATACTGGCCGTGATGTGCTCAAGCTGGTCGTCAGGGTGCGCCCGGTAGTTGCGGGGATGAGGCCGCAGGTCCTCTATGCCAACCATCTCAACAGCTAACTCGTCTTCCATCACATCCCTCCTGCTCCAATCATAGCACGCAGTTGCACCCGTGCAAGGCTGTGCTATGATTGGGACAGGAGGGCCTTCGGATGGCAGCTTGGCAGGTAGTGATGCCGCAGGTGGTAGCGACGCTCGTTGAGCGGTTCGGTAGCGCGCGCGCCGCGGCCGAGGCGTTGGACGTGGACCCGGCGCAGTTGTCGCGCTGGAAGGGCGGCCAGGAGCCGCGCGTCGCGGTGCTCCAGCGCGTCGTCGCCGGCTGCCCCGACGTCAGACCGTTAATCAGGAGCATGTTCTAGCGTTCTATCCCACCCGCCTGGGCAACGAGTGGTAGACGGAGAGGATCGTGCCAGAGGACCATGAACAACTTAATATGACCACCGACAATCGCCCTCGAGCGGGGGCGCCGATCCGATGGCAGGTTGCCCACCCTGCCTACATGGTCCCGGATCAGCGCCGCCTCGCGAGGGCGATTTCGCGTCCCCAGGAGGGCAACAGTGTCAGGGTATCCTCGTTCCCCGCGCCACCGTGACGGCGCATCACACCGGTGCTGGTACTGCGGCGACGTGCTCCAGTCAGGCACCACGACCATCGACCACGTGATCCCCAAGAGTCGCGGGGGCCTCGGCCTCCAGGGCAACACCGTGTATGCCTGCCGGCGCTGCAACGCCACCAAGGACGACCTGCTGCTGGACGAGTTCCGCGAGTGGATAACCGACGGCGTTGCAGCGCCGTTGCGGGACGCCATGGAGCACCTGGACGTCGTCCGCCGCCTGCTGCCACCTGAGACGGCGCGGACCGTCACAGCGCGGATCAACGAGGCCATGGCGGAGTTGTACGGGGCCCCGATCGTGTTCTACGGCGAGCGAAACGCGAGACGGAGGTAGAGGCATGAGCATCAGGGCCATGCAGGCCGTGTTCGACTCCAGTCAGCAGAAGGCCGGCCACCGGTTGGTGTTGCTCACCATCGCCAACTGCGCCAACGACGACGGCGTGGCGTGGCCGTCCCTAGACCACCTGGCCGCCATGTGCAACGCCACGCGCGGGTACGTCAAGGACGCCATCAAGGCGCTGTGCAGCGCCGGCGAGTTGGAGGTGATCACCCGCACGGCCGTGTCCGGTGCCAGCCGCAGCAACTACTACCACATCCTCGTCCCCGGAGCCGCCAGCTCCACCTACGACCCGGCGGACTACACCTCACCGGCCACCGCATCCCCTGCCACTCCCGCCCAGACACGGCCACCTGCTCAGACCCCTCCCCCGGCCGCGACTCAGCCTGCCGACTCGCTCCGGGAGGGGGGTGCAGGGACACCCCTGGGAGGGGGGTGCAGGGACACCCCTGGGAGGGGGGTGCAGGGACACCCCGGAGGGGGGTGCAGGGACACCCCATATCCCACATTAGATCCAAGAGAGAGAGCCACGCCCCTATCGGGGCGTGCGCCGGCGCCCCAGTCCCCACCGGCGTATGCCTGCCAGCAATGCCAGAGGGTGTTCCGCACGCGGGGGGCGCTCACGTTGCACCTGCGCCGGGACCACGATGGCGGGCACGACAGCGACGCCGTGACGGCGTACAGGCGCCACACCAAATGCGCGCCCAACCAGGAGCAACGAGCCGCGATCACGGCAGCCGTTGCCGACCTGCCCCTGTGGGAGGAGGTCCTCACCGAGTGGATGGTGCACCGGTGGCGGCCCACTAACGTCGCCAACATCATCGACCGCTACCAGCGGCTGGCCAAGGAGCGCGCCACGAGCATCTCGCCCACGGCGGTGACGGCCGACATGATCATACGCCGGTGATAGTGCACGCGCGTGCACGACTTGGGGACACGGGAGAACAACGATGCGTGAAGCCGATGTGCTGGACCACATATGGGCACGGCCGCCATATCGCGAGATACGGTGGATAGAGCGGCGTGATGATGCCATCGTTGATGGCGGCGTGATCCGCCACTGCTTGGGAACCATGAGGTTTTATACCGCGTGCGGGCTGGTCCTGCGTCAAGCGCCATTCCCGGACGGGCCAGTCCTCGACGACATGTTCTGGTACCCGAAAAACGGTCTGTCAACCTCGTTCGCGTGCCCTCGCGGCTACCAGAACATGGTGTACCACTGCTACGTGGCGCCAGATGGGACTGCGGAGGTGACATACAGTCGTTCCACCCGGTGGCCGATGGCTCCGGTGACGCGGTGGTGGACAGATGATGACTGGTACGCGCGGTTCTGCCCTGACGTTTGCGCGCGTGCGTGCACGACCAGGAGGTAACACGTGGACCAGAACGTGAGTGACGCCACGGTGCGTGACTGCGCCGTGTCCGAGTTGGTCGTCGCCGTAGCGGCCATCGACCGCGCCCTGGACACAGAGGCGATGGAGCAGCACCTCAAGGGCGTGCCTGATGACGACCTGCCGGTGCTGTACGAGACGTTCCGCTCCGTCCATGAGCGGTCCTGGCAGTGCCAGTGCCTCGTGGTGACCGAGATGATGCGCCGGGTGCGGTGGGGGGAGGGGCGGGCTGAGTCGGTACGTGAGGCGCTGGGCATGGGCAGCGTCAGGACGGTGCAGTACCGCGCCGCCGTTGGCGCGATGCTCACCGATCCGGAGGTGCAGTCCGCCGTGCCCGTGCTCGGTGGCGAGACGTGGTTTCGCATCGCCACCGACTCCCCCGACCCTAAGGCCGCCATCGTCATGGCAGCCGACCGTAAGGCCGCCGACCCCGGCTACAGCACGCGCCAGTTCGCCGCCGAGGTGCGCGGCCAGGACCCACCGACCATCGAACGGATCGTGCTGGTGGGGGAGGATACGGGAGCCAATGTGCGGCTAGCGGAGCGGTTGGCCCGCAGCTACAACGTGCGCGTGGAGATACGCGAGGTGCTGAGCGCACCACCTCTAGGAGCGTATGGGCCGGTGGCGCCGGCCTAGTTGTGCTTGTCCACACGGCGTGCTACGCTGGTAGCACACGTTTCCATCCACACAGGCGGCCAGGACCCCGCGCCAACACCGGCGCAACCTGGCCGCCGACCTGTTTTCCACCACCGCGCCGAAACTCGCCCCCATTTTGGTCCCATCACCCTATTGCGCGCGCGCAACGGATGTTGTACAATGGACTCAGAACGATGGAGGTGCGGTGATGAACCAGGGGAAGCTGAGCGTGAAGAAGGGTGACACGGTGATCTGGGACAGGTTTGGCGACTGCGGCGTCTATCGCGGCACCGCGCACCTGAGCGCACAGAAGATCGCCATGGTCAGGAAGGACGGCATCATCGTCCTGGAGAACGGAGGATGGTTCACGGTCCAGGGGTTCGCTCGCGGTAAGGCGAGCGGCCGGATCATGGAGGCCACGCCGGAACTCCTGGCCGAGGCCGAGCGGCAAGCCGCCGAGAGACTGGAGGAGCGCCGCCGTCTGGAGAAGCAGAATGACGAGGTGCGAGCGCAGATTGCGAATGCGGCGGCCGAGCGCCACGAGGAAGCCCGCCGTATCTTCGGGGAGCAGGTAGAGGCGGCCACCGAACCCATGCCCGGTATCCATCAGACGGTCATCACCTGGCCCGACGGCACGAAGCGGTTCCTGGTAGCAACCGTGCACCAGGTGCGGCACTTCAACTATGGCGAGTGCCGCGAGTACACCGCCGTGTCGGTGGGCGTGACGCTGTTCCAGGAGACGGAGTACCGCTGGGCACGCGTGGACATGGAGCGTGAGGCGGATACCTGGCAGGAGGCGGTCTACGAGGCGCTGGGCGGCGAACTGCCCAACAAGTGATCGTAGCCGAAAGCCCCCCAGCGCGGGGGGTTCCGCCGGGGCTGGCCGCCCGACGCTGATGAGGCAGGCTGAGGAGAGGTGCAGTGATGGGTGTGAAGATGACGAGGAATGATGCGGGGGAGATCGAGCTGTCTACGCCGTTTCACCCGAGCGTCCCGCCAGCCGCGCGTGATCTGGGAGGGAAGTGGATCGCATCGCGCGAGGTATGGACGTTCGACCCACGTGACGAGTCGAACGTACGCGAGATGGTGCGGCGCATCTTCGGCACTGACGGCAGCGATCAGCCGCGGCTGGTCACGGTCATGCACCGCGTGACCTCTCGGGAGAGTCAGAACTCGACGCTCTGGTTCTGCGGGCGCGAGGTGGCGCAGCGCCCCGTGCGCGATGCGCGGGTGCGGCTCGGTACCGGGGTCCGGTACGCTGGCGATGCTCAGTTCCCCGGTTCTGGTGGCAGCGCGAAGTACCCTGCGCTGAACGCCACTGGTCTGGTGCTCGAGATCCGCGACGTGCCAGTGGAGTTGGCAGTCGCAGCAGTGAACGACGACACGTGGATCGTTGATGATGTGGGCCCGGTCGAGCCCGTGGGGGAGTCCGACGACCCGCTCGCCGGCACCGACGACGCTGTGCTCGTGGCGGAGATGGAGCGTCGCGGGTACGTCGTAAGCCGCAGGTGAGCCGAAACGCCCGCGTGTAGGCGCGGGCATTCGCCGGGGCTGGCCGCCCGGCGCTGACGAGGCAGGCCACTGGGGAGGGCACGATGGCAACAGTGACAGAGCAGCGCACCACGCTTCGCGTCATCTGCGCCTGGTGCGGGCGCGTGCTCGGCACCAAGGACGGCAAGGGCATCAGTGGCGACAGCCATACCTGCTGCCACGAGTGCCTCACCAAGATGCTCGCCGGCGTGTGCGAAGTGCCGGACACGGACGATGATGCGGAGGTGGCGTCATGCTGACCGCAGAGCAGGTACGTGAGAAGCGCGCTGAGGCGCAGGGAGAGGTGGTACGGTACGCGGCAATCCGCGCCGATGCCATGAGACGCTGGAGCGAGGCACTGCAACGCCTAGACCACGACCAGATGCGTACAGCGAACCGTGAGATCGAGGACGCCGGGCGCACGATGATGGCGTGGCGGTGGACCAGCGACGCTTTCACAGTGGTACTGGACGGGGAGCCGGAGTGATGGGCGCTGAATCACGGTTGCTGCTGAGTCGGGCGCTCCGTCACCTGGCGAGCCGGTGTGACGGGGCGGTCTCGCACGACGATCAGGGATTCGCCGCCCCCGATGTGAGCGACGGCCACCGCTTGGCGCGTGCCGACCACGAGTCGTGGACGCTCGCAGAGGCCCAGCGGGCCTGGGAGATTGTCCGGCGCTACTCCGGCCAGCTCGCAGAGGTGGGCATCTCCCCGGCAACGATCCCAGCCCCGATACCGGAGACGCAGCAGGTCGCCGCCCCAGCCGCCACCAACGGCCACGCCCGCAGGGCCACCCGCGTGGTGACCGTCGAGCAGGGGGTGGTGGTGATCGCGTTCCCCTACGACGCCGACCTCGTGGCGGCCGTGAAGAGCATCCCCGGCCGGCGGTTCGATTCGGGCCACAAGCACTGGACGGCACCCCTGTCGTCGCTGGCGGCGGTGCGCGCGTTTGCCGAGAAGCACAGGTTCGTCGTGACCGAGTCGGCCGCGAACGCCCCGGTCACCGAGGCAGCGGCCGCGCCGGCCCCGCCTAGCAGGACCGTGCGGCTGGACGGCGACCGCCTGGTGGTGCGGTTCGACTATGACGCCGACCTGGTGGCACAGGTGCGGGAGTTGGCCGGCGCCCGTTGGGACAAGACCGGGCGCCACTGGAGCGTTCCCGTGTCTAGCGCGAGCGTGGCCGCGCTGCGGCGGCTCGGCTTCGTGCCCACGGACCCGAAGGCCCTCGACGCGGCCGTGGACGGCCTCGCGCGCAACGAGGAGGCCAGCCGCGCTGCCACGTCCACCCTGGAGGTCCCCGGCCTCGGCGGCACGCTGCGGCCGTTCCAGGCGGCCGGGGTGGCGTACGCTATGAAGCAACGACGATTGTTCATAGCTGATGAGATGGGAACCGGGAAAACTGTGCAGGCGCTGGCAACCGTCCAGGCCACCAACGCATACCCCGCCCTGGTCGTCTGCCCCGCCTCGCTCAAGCTCAACTGGCAGCGTGAGGCGCGCAAGTGGCTACCCGGCCGGTCGGTCGCCGTCCTGAACGGGACGATGGACCTGACCGCCGACGTGTGCATCATCAACTACGACGTGCTGGCGCGGCGGTTGGACGCACTGAAGGCGGTCCGCTGGCAGGCGGTGGTCCTGGACGAGTCACACTACATCAAGAGCGCCAAGGCTCAGCGAACGAAGGCGGCGCAGGAACTGTGCCAGGCGGCACCGCTCCGGCTCCTACTCTCCGGCACGCCGCTGCTGAACCGGCCCGTCGAGCTGGTGACGCAGTTGCAGGCGCTGGGGCGCCTGGACGAGTTCGGCGGCTCCTGGAAGTTCATCAGCCGCTACTGTGGGGCCACGCGGACGAAGTACGGCGTTGACATGAGCGGCGCCACCAACCTGGACGAGCTGCACACCCTGCTGCGCCAGCGGTGCCTTCGGGGCGAAGTTGTGGTAGAATGCGAACATGGACCACTAACTATTGCGGAGATTGTTGAAAGCGAGTTGCCGGTTTCCGTATGGTCGGTGGCAAAGGATGGATGCATTGAACTCAGACGAACGGTTGGTTACAGCAAGCGCCATCATCAAGGCGCGTTGGTGCGAGTACGAACAGAGGATGGAAGGTCGTTTGATTGCACCCCCGATCATCGGGTTTGGACATCGTGTGGCTACAAACGGGCCGCCGCCCTTACTGGTAGCGATTACGTGTTGGTACTGTGGCAAACGAGTTGTCCGCCGGTGGCACGGATTGCAAACCGCCCTAAAGTACTGCTCTCAGAAGTGCGCGGGCAAAGCGGCGGCACAGGACCATGTAAGGGGCCAGCGTATGATGGAAACCAGAGCACGCAATCGTGGCCCGGATGTTACGAAGACATGCGAGTGGTGTGGCAAGACGTTCACCGGGCGCAATGTGAAGCAACTGCGGCAACGACGCTTTTGCAGTCTGTCCTGCTCAAATGCGTGGAAACAAACACTGCCGCATGCACAGAAGACGTTAGCAGCGATGTGGGCGGCACCCAGTCACAAAGGCAAGCGATACCCGGCAATCAGCGCGGCGTTGAAAGGACGCCGCCGCAGTCAGGAATCAATAGAAAAGGGGCGCGTTACCGCACGAGCAAGGCATCGGCTTCCGGGCCGCAGCGATCGCATATCACCCTGTGCACGAAAACTATGCGCGGCGCTAGGGTGGCAGGAACAGTGGTTAGAGTACATGTTGGAGATCAAAAAGCCCCAAGGCAAGTTCATAACCGGGGTTCGGAACTTCCTGTATCTAGACTTAGCAAACCCGCAATACAAGTTAGCGGTAGAAGTAGACGGTACTACTCATCGTCTTCTCAGGCAACAGCAACTAGATGCATGGAAGACGAGAGTACTTCTGTCGTTAGGGTGGCGAGTATTGAGGTACTCCAATCAGCAGGTGACGGACGAGTTGACGGCAGTAGTTGTGGAGGTGCAGTCGTTTATGACATCGAGGTAGAAGGGAACCACAACTTCTTTGCCAACGGAGTGCTTGTTTCTAACTGCTACGTGCGCCGCACGAAGGCGCAGGTCCTCGCTGAACTGCCGGCGAAGCAGCGCGTGGCGGTTCCTCTCGAACTCAGCAACGAGGCTGAGTACCGCCGGGCAGAGCGCGACGTGGCCGGCTACCTGCGTGACCGGGCCGCGGAGCACGCCCGCGAGGATGCCGTGCGCGACGGCGCGGACCTGTTCGCGGCTGAGGCTCGCGCCCGCGCCGCCGGGAACCGCGCGAGCAGCGCGGCGGAGACGGCGCAGCAGTTGGTGCGGATCGAGGCCCTGAAACGCCTGGCGGCCGAGGGGAAACTGAGGGCAGCGATCGGGTGGGCGCAGGACTTCCTCGACGCGGCCGAGGGCGAGAAACTCGTGCTGTTCGCCCACCACGTTGACGTACAGCAGCGCCTGTACGACGCGTTCCCCGGCGCGGCGCGCCTGATGGCTGAGGACTCAGTGCAGGAGCGCCAGGCCAACGTGGATCGGTTCCAGACCGACCCGGCCTGCCGGCTGATCGTGTGCAGCCTGACCGCTGGTGGCGTGGGCATCACACTCACCGCCGCCAGTAACGTGGCGTTCCTGGAACTCGCTTGGACACCTGCATCAATGAGCCAGGCAGAGGATCGCGTGCATCGCATCGGCCAGCGCGACGCCGTGACGGCGTGGTACCTGCTGGCCGCCGGCACGATTGACGAGGACATCGAGGCGCTACTGGAGGCGAAACGTGCCGTGATG